CCCCCAGCCGCGCGATCATCGGCTACGTCGGCGGACCGGCTGACGCGCCGGTCCTCAGTCCCGTCGACGATGACGGTACGGATACCCCCATAGATGACGCCCGCCATATCACCTTCCTCGCGGCCCGGCGCCTGGCCGCCGAAGCCGGCGGCGGCCTTCACGCCGTCCTGCCGGACTGGAACGTGAAGTTCCCGCCGCCTGCCGCGGTCTTCGCCCCGGCCGACGCCGGGGGATTCATCCTAAGTATGAGGGATGACCGCCTTGAATCGCTGGCGAAGGTGCGTGCCCGGCTGGCCCGGGCCGCCGTCGACGCGGCCTTCGCCGTGATCGAAGCCGAGTTCGTGTCCGCCTTCGCCGGGGCGGACACGATTGTGAAGAATGGTGCCGTCTACGGGGATTACAATATCCCTGTGGCCTATGTCACTACAGATTACCGTAAGGGCCTCATCATTGTTAGTGATGCTGACGGGAACCTGGAGGGATTCAAGCCCGGGCGCATGGAGCCCGTTGACTGGGCTGACATGGAGTACGTCGTGCGGCCCATGATCGAAACGACGGAGCGCTGGCTCCGGGAGCACGACTACTACATCGGGGTCGACTGACCGGCCCTGATCAGCCCGGCCGCTAGAGCGGAGGCCGTAGCGCGGTTCGATCCCGCGCCCGGGCCCTATTCCGACCCATCATCACCATTCACCCACCCATCCGAAAGGAACCTATATGAACCCCCGTCCGCACTCCCACTTCGCCGTGACCCGTGAGCGCGCTGCTAAGCGGCAGGCGCGTCTCAAGAATATCCTGCCCCGTTCCATCGCCGATCTCGTCACCGTGGCCCGGTCCGGCACTATTTGGTACCGGGGCGCTATCATCGGGGATTTCCTGCCCGGCGGCACCATGATCGCCGGTAGGGACCGCAAGGTCATCTCCGTGAGCGACCACGACGCCCTCACGCGGCTCTTCCGCGGGGTTTTCTTCCCTGCGGACTATGACGACGCCCGGACCGCCCTGGACGCCCATGAGGCGCGCCGCCGGGCTTGGGAGGCCGGTGACGACGCGGCCGCCGCCAAGGCCGAGCGGGCCCTGCGCCGCCTGCGCCGGGCGCCCATCGTGGTCGGCTGACGCCGGCCCACCAACCAACCCTTATACCCCGCGCCGGCGGGGATGCGCCTGAAAGATCGGCGCTCCGCAACAATGCGGCAACGAGAAGAGAGAAGAGAACCATGCTGTTCGAAAACCTCACCCCGCACGCCCTGAACGTCAAGACCACCAAGGGCGACTTCGTCACCATTCCGCCGTCGAACCGCGGTCCGGCCCGGGTTATCTATGACCACCTGCCCCCGGAGCAGGTCTCCTACGGCGGCCTGGCGGAGTTCGAGGTGACTGTGGCGGGCTCGCCCCGGGAGATCGTGGGACTGCCCGATCCCGAAGAGGACGACGAGCCCGTCGTGTACATCGTCGCCAAGGCCGTGGCCGACGCCGCCCCGGCCGGGCGCGGCGATCTGATGAGTCCCGGTCGCCTGCTCCGGGACGCGGACGGCAAGGTGATCGGCTGCGACGGGCTGACCCGTCGCGCCTGATAAGCACCCACCAACCAATCGAAGAGAGAGAGAGACCAAAAATGAACATCCGTGACGCCGCCGCGATCGGGGCGGCGCTCGTGTTCGCCGGTGCGCTGGGCACCGGCATCATCGCCCTCATCGCGAGCGGTAGCCCCGAGCCGACCGGCGAGCCCGCCCCGGCCGTCGTGACCACCCAGCCCGCACCGGCCCCGGGACGTCTCGCGCCCCGGTGTTTCGAAACCTCGGTCAACGGGACCCAGGATTGCGCGTGGATCCCCGTCGCGGCCTGCCTCACCGATGAGGACGGGGATGACGCGATCCCCGCGTCCTATGACGGCTGTTACTGGGACGCGAACGCCCGCGGGAACCACGCGGGCGCCAGTTACGTGTACTGGCGCCGGAACCGGGGCTGACGCCCCAACCACCAAATCGAGCCGCGGCGGGACGAGGTTCCGCTACGGCCGCCCCGGAGGGAGGACCACTGCCCGTTCGCCGCGGGCCCGGGGCGCGATGCCGTGTACTCACGCACGGCAACCCACGAAGAGAGGAAGAGAGCAATGAACGCGAAGACCGGATACGAGGCGTGGCGGGAGCGGAATCCCTCGCTCCCGTTCCCGGACGAGTTCCGGATTATGAATGACAGGAGTATGAAGGCGATCTGGAAGGATATCCAGAGCGGATGGTACTCGTTGTTCGCATCCTTCACGTGGGACGCCGACGGGCGTCCCGTGGAAGGCACGATGGAGGAGGAGGCCATCGGGCAGCCCGAATACTACAGCCGGAGCCTCACCCTCCTCAATGAGGACGCGCTCGCACAGACGCTCGCGGGCTACATGTGAGCGTCCCCCGTACCCCTACAGCCCGGATGGTCTTAAGGGGAGGTTCGACTCCTCCCCGGGCGCGATCCCTCGAACAAATAGGGAAGAGAGAGAAGAGGATCATTATGAACGCCGATACCACTACTGCGCCCGCGCCCGCCGTCACGGAGCCGTGGTTCCTCGACCCGGCCATCGCGGGACGGACCGTGATCTATGCCGAGCCCGACGGCGGGGCCACCGTCGTCGTCGACCTGGCCAATGGGGACTGCCCCGCCGATATCTCGTTTCTCACCTACATGTGGACCGCGGACGGGACGCCCAAGGGCGGCTACCACTATGAAGGCTCGGAGGCCGTGTGCGACTACGAGGCGGCCCTGGCGGCTGAGGACGGCGTTGTCGACGACGTGCTGCGACCGCTCAAGACGAACGCCGTGGCGGCCAGCGGTTACTGGGAATGGCTGCGCGGCAAGACCATTGCCACCGACGCCCGTGTCGACTTCTACCCCTGGGATGACGGGAGCCTCCAGGTCGTCTTCACCCTCCCCGCTCCCGACGGCGCTGTGCAGGGCGATGCCGTGGGCTTCGTCTGGGGCCCGGACGGGACGCCCAAGAGCGGGTCCTGGGACTCGGAGTACGTCGAGGGACAGGTCGGGTCCTGGCGCTGGAACCCGACCCTGTTCGATGAGGAGGACTTCACCGGGGCCCTCCGTTTCTACGGTGTGGCTACCACTCACTGAAAACCGAGCCGAGGCGGGACGAAGTTCTGATACTCACCTGCCCCGGCGCTCATCATTCGAGAGAAGAGAACCATGAACGACTACACCATGAACGCCGGGTACGCCACCTGGCACGCCCGCAACTGGCGCGTCATCCCCGCCGACGCCCGGGTGTGGCGGGAGGCCGCCTCGAACGGCGGCCTTGAAGTCATCTGGAAGATCACCGACGAGGACCGGGAGCAGGACATTGACGTGTGCTTCGTCTGGGCCGCTGACGGGAGTCCCGTCCGGGGCTCCTACCGGATCGTCGACTGGGAGACGGACGAGACGCTGAACAGCGGAGCCCTCTGGGACGAGGACGCCCTGACCCGCATCTTCATCCTCGCAACCAACGCCGCCTGAACAGCGGCCGCTCCCGTCGCACGGCCGCGAAGCGGGTTCGAGCCCCGCCGGGAGCACGACGCCAACCGAGAGAAGAGAGGAAGCATCGCCATGAATACGAAAACGTGGCTGAACGAGCAGGCGCGCACCGTGCGCGTCGCGCTCATGAACGGAAACCTCGACGAGGCCCGCAACGCCCTGCGGTTCACCTTCGAGGACGGGGACAGCACCAACGGCTTGGTCCGTCCGGTCCAGATCATCAGGCTCGCATTGTTCCCGATGAGCCGGGAGAACCTCGACAAGGCCTGGAGGACCTTCAGGGACCAGGCCGAAGAGACCTTCACCGCCCACGATGACCTGGACGGTGAGATCCGAATGTACATGTACACCGTCCTGAAGGAGAGGAGGACCTCTGAGTGACCGAGGAGAAGCGACTGTGGGACGAGGTCCTCGCCCGCCTCCCCCGGCCCTTCCGGGACAGCATCGGACGGTGCGAGAACGGCGTGTTCTTGCGCCGGGGACGAGTGGCGACAATCCTGGCCGATGTCGAGCGGAACCGCATCGTCATGAGACGACAGCGTCCGCCGGTGTGCCTGGGCGGGGGCACTACGGAGACGGTGGCCCGCCTTCTCACCGACGCAGCATTCGAGAAGGTCCTGGAAGGCCTTCCACTGCCCGTCGCACCGCCTCTGGAACTTGACGACGCGGGGAAGAACATTCAGTGGGCCCCGACGGGGGAGGCATGGGCGGCTCTGACCCGGTTCGAGGACGTCGCGGACCTGGCCCTGTACGCAACCCGCATCACGGGGTTCAAGTACCGGGCCGTCCTCGCCGACGCCCTGCGCGAGGCGCTCAAGAGGCAGTCCTTGACGGCCGTCTGGGAGCCCGAAGGGATCACAGTGCGTCGCAAGGATCGCACCGTGGTGATCCACGGCGACGAGCCCATGGCCTCGATCCTCCTACGCGGCGGGAAGTACGGAGAAGCGGGGCGCACGGTCGCGGGAGTGGACTACGGCGTCATGCGGGACGAGGACGTCATCGCCCCGGCCGTGTCGTTCCTCCGGTTCGAGGTCTGAACAGCAACAGCCAACCCAACGAGAAGAGGAAGCATTCATGAACGAAAACGAGAACGAGGCCAAGGCCGGCACCGACGAGCTCATCGAGCGCATCGTCGAGACCCTGGAGGCGGACGCCTCGCCCGAGTGGAACCCCGCCCCCAGCTGGGCTGACTACGTGCTCACCTGGGAGGGTCTGCGCCGCCTGGCCAACGACCTGCTCGGTAGGAAGCCCTACGATGGGAGGGATCCGCTCGCCGAGCCCGTGCTCCGGGGCTTCCTCGAAGCGGCCCTGAACGGGGAGGGCTATGTCGTCCTGCCCCAGAACTGGACCGACGACGGGAACCGTCACTACGGGCCGCTGTGCCCTCAGCATGAGGCGCGCTACAAGTACCAGGCCCGAAAGGTCGGGAAGGTTCCCGACCCGTCCTGGGTGGGCGCCGTCTGTGTCGACTGCCGCCGCATGGCGGCCGGTGCCACGGACAAGGTGACCATCTATGTGTGGTAACGAGAAGGCCCTGGCCCGTGTCGTGGTCAAGATGCTGAACACGCGCCGATGCGACTGGCCCTGGCCGGAGCGGATCGTGACCGGGGAGGACGTCCGAGGCATCCTGAGGCGCCTCGCCATGGACGAGGACGAGGTGAGTGGGTGGCTCCGGGATTGTGGACAGTGGATGTCCGTCCTGAACGCCCTCATGGATGGCGGATACGTGTACCTGGATTCGCGCTCGGCTCAGCAGCCCTACGGACCCCTGTGCCGTAGCTGCGAACGGGAGGTGAGGCCGGCCGAACTCGGGAGGGCCGACGTGGCCGGGGAGTCGGACTGCGCCCGGTGCGCGAACCCGATCCCGGGAAGCGGCCGGGGCGTGTCGATCTACGTGTGGTAGCCCCGCACGTTAACAGCCGGGGACGGGATCGGGAACGGCGTCGCGTTTATGGGTCGGTACGGGCCGTACTGCGGACGTGAATCTCCGGGGGTTCGACTCCCCCGTCCGGCACGGGTTCCGAAACGGGAACCAGAAGGAAAGAGAAGAGAGAAGGAGAATGAGAACACTTCAACAGATCATCACCGAGATCACTAGGGACACACCCTCGGCCAGAGTCACGGGAGGACAGCAGACCTACGCCCTTATCGAGATCCCCGGGTCCGGGGGAGCGCACGCGGTCATCTATCTGGCCCCGGTTGGGGAGAACAGCATCGCCTCGGTGCACCACGACGCCGACGACAAGGGCCGGAGAATCACGTTCAAGCGCGGCAGCGCGCGGGAGGAGGAAGTGATCAAGGTCCTGGCCAACTTCCTGGTCTTGCACGAGGTGATCCGAGACCGCAGGGAGAAGATGAAGAAGGAGGAGGGGGCGTGATCGAAGAGATCACCTGGGAGACCTTCGACGAGCGCACGCGAATCTGGATGCGCGTGTTGGCCGAGGTCCCCTCCGAGGCCGTGATACGCATGCTGCGCCTGGACCTGAACACGGGAGTCGTCACCCTGCGCGGGGTCGGCGGAGACAAGGTGCTCGGCGTCATCAGCACGGACGACGACATCGGCGTGGGCAGGTCGTTCTTCGTCACACTGAAAGGCGAGCCCATTGACCCGATCCCCTACGAGACGGGATACGCCCACAGCATCGCCCTGGCTGTGTACCACTCGGCCCTGCACGTGCTCGTCGGGGACGTCCCGCTGGTCTGGGACGACTATGATGGCCTGTCCTGGATCACGGACAATCTGGACGAGGTCTTCGACGACGGCGGGAACACCACGGACCTGCGCGAGTACCGGGACGAGGTCCGCCGGTTCGCGGCGTGGTGCTGGGTCGGCGATTTCGCCGCGGACCTGGACAACGACATCCCCCTCCAGGTGACCAAGGAGAGCACCCCGCACATGATCCGGTACCTCACCGGCGGGCACGGGAGTGTCGAGATCGCCGTCGCACCCGACGACGACGGCCTGATCGACGTCAACCTCCTGGACCGGGACGGATACGGGCTGCACTACCACCTGGCCTACGGGATCCCGGAGGTTCAGGAGGTTCGCGAGCGGGCCATCATGTTCCTGAACAATAGGATCGAGAAGAACAAGAAGGAGAGGAAGGAGAACCATGTCGGCTGACGACAGGATCGAAATGGACGAGGACATGGCCGAGTTCTGGGCCGAGGTGAAGGACCGACTGCCCGGACTCCTCGGCCGGGACGGGTTCGTGTCGGCCTACCCGCTGGCCGACCCCGGCGATGTCGACATCTTCACCTCGTGGTGGAACCAGAAGGAGGAGCACATCGCCTCCCTGTACCACTACCCCCGGGTTCCGACGGGCGCGGAGAAGAAGGAGAAGTGGGAGTACGAACCCTGCTTCAACCTCCTCGTCGACGAGCCCGGAACCAACGGGCGCACCCTGACCGACGTCACCCCCAAGCAGGTCGCCGGAGTCATCGAGAAGCGGGCCGCCGACCAGGTCCGCCAGCACCTGCCCGGTGCGTGGACCACGGGGGACTACTTCGAGTGGGATGAGTCGATCATCGCCGACTTCTGCGACTACGCCTGTGAGGCGAAGAACATGGGCGAGTTCGCCGAGTACGTGCAGGAGCGGGCCGACAAGGTCCTGGCCCGCCGGGCGCTGACCACCATGGTCGACTACCTCCTGCTGGAGGAGGCCCCCTTCACGGTGGCGGTGTTACCCGCCCTCGGGATGAGCAACATCAACCTGCCGGAGCGGGTCATCAAGATCCGCACCGGCCGGGGGACGGCGAAGGTCGCCCTGTCCACACTGGAAGGGACGAACATGGGGGATGTCGACATCACGATGGGCTCGCGGGGCGTGTCGTATCCGTACTGCGCCATGCAGACGCTCATCCACGCCGCCGTCAGCGGCGGGCACAGCGAGAACAAGGGGAAGGAGAACGACAGTGGACGCTGATGACCGTACCGAGGTGACTGAGTTCTGGGAACAGGTGCGCTGGTACCTGCCCCCGTACCTGCGCGACAAGAGGGTCCTGCTGACGGAGGCCCGGAGCCCCGACGGTCTGGAGTTCTGCCCCGGCGGGCGGCCCACGGGGCTGTCGAGCGAGAGCGAGGACGCCATCAAGGCCCTGCTGAACCGGGTGAGGGAGAGTCTGGAAGCCAACAACAGGATCGAGAAGTGAAGAACGACGACGTCGTAGCCGCTCTCGGGGCCTACTTGCTCCTGGCCATGCGCGAGGCCGGGGAGTGGTTCGTGAAGGTCGAGTACCGGCGCAATGCGATCGTGTACCTGTACGCCTCCTCCAGCGAGGTGAGCATCTTCGCCGACGGCGACGTCGTCACCATCAAGAGCGATGACCCCCGCACGCCGGAGGAGCTGGGCGGCCTCCGTCCTGACGACATCGAGTTCGATGTTCACCCCGACGACTCGGGACGAGTGAGCCCCGGTGAGTTGGAGGCCTTGAGAATGGCCGCCAAGCGGGTGTGGTACCGCCACAACCCGTGAAGAAAGAGAGGAACACATGAGCAGCACCAAGCCCAGACACTCCTGGAGCGAGGCGTACTACGCCGAAGTCTGGCTCCGTAAGTTCATCCACGAGAACCTGGGCCCTCAGTACCAGGGCCTTTCGGCGGACCCGGTCCTCTTCGACCGGGTCTTCAAGAAGATCCCGATCCGCTGGTCGACGTTCTACGACCTCAGGAAGCGGTTCGAGGACGACCTCGACTCCCTGACCGCCTTCATCAAGGAGTACCGGGCGAAGAGGAAGGGGCGGGACTGATGGCGCGCATCCTCAACCTCACCGGAAGGCCGCTGCGCATCATCGACCCCGAAGACCGGGAGACCACCATCATGGTGCTCCAGTCCGACGGGCCCTCGCCCACCGTGAGGCACCGTGACGAGGGCATGACCTCGGTGGACTCCACCGTGCCCGGCTGGAGGGGCGTCACCCGCATCCCCGTGTCGTGCAAGGGGCGGGCCACGCACGCCTTCCTCCCGCCCTACCGGGAGGACACGTTCCTGGTCGTGTCGCGCATGGTGCAGCAGACCACGGAGGACCTGTTCCCCGAACGCGACGACATCCTCACCCCCGGACGCAACGTGCGTCGGAATGGGGTCCACTACGGGTCCCTTGGCCTGACGGCCTCCGGAGCCACCGCCCGCAGGCTGCTGAAGCGCTGACGGGCGCCCCCGGCCGGAGGGTTCCGGCATGCGGAGGTTCGAGTCCTCCCCGGGGGCCGGGGCCCGCAACAGCGGGCACGCACGAACAAGAAGAAGGAGAGATCACCATGAAGACGAAGACGACGGACGACTGGGACGAACTGGCTGAGGCTCTCGATCGGGCGCTGCCCTACGGCGTCAGCGTCTACTTCCCCGGCAAGGAGGACGACGAGGACCACGACCTGCGCCTCATCCCCGGTGATGATGGGTTCGCACGCCTCGTCATCGACCTGGGAGACGAGGATGTGGCCTGGAGTGAGGAGACCATCCACCTCCAGTGGGGTCGCGATGAGGGCGCGGACGAGCACGACCCCGACCTTCAGTGGTGGGCGTCGGACTGGTCCCGCTCCGGCGTCGGGTGGACCGCCGGCGAGCAGGAGACGGACGAGGCCATGAGCGAACTGGCCGGGGACGTCATCGGCACCGCGCTCGACATGATCCACCACCTGGCCGGGGGCGAGCGCGAGGACGGGAAGATCTACTACAACGACGAGGGCAGCGTCGAGGTCGACGACGACCTGAGGGCGGTGCTCGCCGACGCCTACGACAAGGGTGCCATGGACGTGCGCCAGTTCATCCGCGAGACCATCGTGGGCAACATCGACCTCCAGCCGGAGGAGGGTTTCGCCGACGTGAGGCAGGACCCTTCGTCGGACTGGATCTTCGTCAACGAGCGCTCCGGGCGGGCGCTGAGCCTGGATGTCGACCTGCGCTACCCCTGCGACGGGGGATCGCGGTGCATGGTCACGCGCCTGTCCTCCAAGAACAGCGACACGTTCTTCATCAAGCGGTCGGCCGAGGCGATGATGAGCCCCGAGGACTCCTCGGAGATGCACGCCGCCATCGACTGGCTGATCGACGAGGACGCCGAGAAGGAGGAGGAGTGATGAGCGACCTCACGCCGCCGAAGTACTGGGAGACCCAGGGCCAGGCCGACCACTGGCTCGACCGGTTCGTCAAGGAGGTGGAGGGACCGGTGGGGGACGCAAAGTTCTTCCGCCTGTCCGCCCTTGTCTTCGAGAAGGTCCGGGACGGCTGGGAAATCAGGATCGTCCTGAAGAAGCAGTTCGCCGACGATCCCGGCGCCCTGGCGGAGTTCATCCGATACGACTGCTTGCCCGACCGGGCGCGCGAGATGGAGGAGGAGCTTCGTAAGGATAAGGCGCGGTTCCGTGAAGAGATGGAGGCGTCGCGCCGTGAGGTGGAAGCGTGGCTCCGCGAGGAGATGGAGGCGTACGAGGAGTGACCCGCAGACCCTATAAGGACATCATGGCCCGGGCGCTGGCCAAACATACGGGGCGGTCGCTGGACGACATCGAGCACCTGGACCACGCCCGCGGGGTTCGCACCCGGGACGGGTCCTACATACTGGCCCTGTTCGGCGCCCCCGTTCGAGGGCTCGTCGTCAAGCATCGGCAGATCCGCGTCACTCGGAGCTTGAAGCACCTGTCGGCGTCGGACGTCGAGGACCTGCTCGCCGAGGCGGACCGGCGCTTCGAGGCTTATTGGGCGGCGGTGAACGTCTGCCACGCCCGGGCCCAGTGGATCGTGGCCCTGAAGGAGAATGAGATCGTCCTGTCGAATGACAGGGTGCTTCGCTACGATGAGGCCTTGAGGGCCTTCAAGTGAAGAGCGAGAGAGGAAGAAGGAAGAGAGATGGCAACTGACATCGAACACATGGTTGTCGACGTCATCAACATGCACCTGGACGGGCTGCCCCGCTACCCGTTCGGGCACCCGAACGCGGGTGAGGACGACAGGGACTACTGGCAGGCGGTGGACGAGCTCGCCCACCACCCCCGCTTCAACGACACGCTGATGGACCTGCCCTTCGAGGTCCGTGTCGACTGCGAGGGGGCCCTGCTGTGAGAGGCGCGGAGGAGAGAATCAAGGGCCACCTGCCCAAGGCTATGCGCAGCGCCGTCAGGTTCGAGGACGGTCAGATCACCTGCGACTGGGACGAGCGGACCGCCTGGCGTTACGAGGACACCTTCGGCAGCATGACCATCTGGTCGGGCGGGCGCGACCAGGACATCACCGACGTCGCCGCTGCCATGTACCTCACCGAGCGGGCGTTCACCGACGACATCCTGCCCAGCCTGGACCGGGCGCTCGACGGCATCTACAAGTTCAACGTCCGCAAGGGGACGGTGCGCCTCAGGGACTCCGGTATGGGGCCCTTCCTGGACATGAGGAAGCACGACTACTACAACGACGCCGTGGAGGCAGGGATCAGGGCCCTGGCGGACCAGACGATCCGCCTGATCGCCGCCGACGCGACTCGGCGGCTGGGGCCGCACATCATCGAGCGCACGGGCGACGGCGCCACGATCATCACGACAACGCAGGGAACCGTGTGCATGAACCCCGAAAACACGAACGGGTACGGGTCCGTGCGGGTCGTAGTCGACACTCCCCGGCAGCACGGTGTCGAGCGCATCGCACCCGGGGGCGCCCTGCCCCGCTACGTCATCTGGGACCTCAACAACCCCACCGAGTGAAAGGAAAACAACATGCTCAACACGAAGATCCTGCGCAACGGCCAGGAGGTCGCCGTCGCCAAGCTGCGCGGTGTCGTCCGCCGGGTCTCCAAGACCTCGGAGATCGAGGGGATGGAGTGGACGGTGTTCGCCGACCGCCTCGTCGCCCAGCGCGACGCCATGAACTCCCTCGGCGGCGACCAGGAGGCAGTCAGCATCATCGACGACGCCCCCGACGGCCAGAACTGGACCGTCGTGTTCACCCCGGCCAGGGGGCGGCGATGAACTTCGAGTACTTCAACGAGCCCGGCCGCCCCTACACCGACGACCGCATCGAACTGTGGTGCGGAAACCTTAAGAGCGCCAAGCGGGTGCACTGGGAGTACCTGGACGACATGCTCAACCGACTGGTCGACATGGCCAACGCCTGGGACGGACAGGCCGAACGAGACAAGTGGATGTCGTGGGTCCACTACGTGGTCCTGGCGGCCACCGCCCAGCGCACCCTGGTCCACCGGCCCGATGGATTCTCCCGCCTCGACGACGCCCCCGACGGCACGCAGTGGATGCTGCGGATCAACCCCTACGAGACGCAGACCGGAACCGATGTGGTGAGGAAGGAGGGAGACGATGAGCGCTGAGGACAAGAGGACCAACGAACTGGCCCTGGCCATGCTCGGCTTGCGAGTGGCCATGATCCGCAAGGGGTACCGGCCCCTGCCCACCGACGAGAGCAAGGGGGCCGAGGGACTGTGCATGATCGTGTGGATCATGGGAGGCCAGGAGTGGACGGCCGCCATCACCGCCTGGGACGTGCTCACCCTGATGCGGCGCACCGGACGGGCGGGGGAACTCATCGAGATCAACCTCGACACCGCCCGCCTCGACAAGCCGGACCTGATTGTCGAGCGGATCCTGCCCTCGCTCCTGGGCATCGACATCCCCGTCAAGTAACAACAGGAAGGAAGAGGGATGCACAACTACATCGAGACGAGGCTCAAGGAGCTCATGAGCGATGGCACCCCGCCCGTGCGGGTGTCGGCCGCCTTCCTGGAGAACGACAAGTGGGACGACGAGGGCGGCGCGGACGTGAGCATCTGCATCCGGCAGCCCTGGCTGTGGCACGTGATGGGCATCCTGAGGGGCCCGTACTACTACCTGCGAGACCACGGCATCATGGCCCCGGAGATCGCCTTCCACATCAACGAGCCCGATCTGCTTACCGACGGCGAGCACATGGGCTACCAGCGCTGCGGCGACGTCGTCTACTATCGTGGCGACAACGTGGACGACATCCTGCGCGACCTGGCCGCCGACGTCGAGGACCTGGCCCGCAACACGCTGAAGAAGCACGGCGATGAAGCTTCGTGACTACCAGGCGGCGGCGGTCGAACAGATCGCCGCCGCCGGGGGCACGGGCCTTTTGGCCCTCGCCCTAGGAGCGGGAAAGACCCTCACGGCCCTCGCCTGCGCCGAGCGGAGCCTGAAAGAAGAGGGGAAGGAGCCGAAGGACGCCCGTGTCCTCATCGTCGCGCCCCTGCACACCGTCGACGGCTGGCGACGGCATGTTCGTGAAGTGTGGGGCCTGGAGCTGCGCGAGTGCGCCGCCAAGGGCAAGGAGGGCAAGGCCAACCTGGACGCCCTGTGGGACAGGGAGGAGCACGGGGTATTCTTCATCGGCTGGTCCCTCATGACCGCCCGCAACAAGCACAAGAAGAAGGACAACCGGGGGCGGATGGTCTCCGCACCCGACACGCACGCCTTCGGAGGGACCCTCTTCGATGTCGTCATCGCCGACGAGGTGCACCGGGCCTGCAACCACAAGTCGCTCAACTCCGGGGTTCTGTGCCGGATCCGGGCCAAGCGGCGACTGGCCCTGTCGGCCACACCGGCGGGCAACCTTCCCGTCAACATCTTCGGCGCGCTCCACTTCCTGTGGCCCGTGCGCTACACCTCGTTCACCCGCTTCGCCGACTTCTTCTTCAAGTCCCAGTACAACCCGTTCTCCGACACCGGGTACGGGAAGCTCTACGGCGAGGAGAAGTGGCCCGGGCGAGTGCGGGCCACAACCCCGTGCTGGGTGTCGGTCACCCGCCAAGAGGCGCTGCCCGAACTGGCCGACGTCGACATCCGCCGCGTGGCCGCAACCATGACCCGGGACCAGAAGCGCATCTACAAGCAGTGGAGGGACAAGGCGATCGCGTGGCTCGACGATCACCCCGTCGCTGTCAACCTCCCCGTCGTCCTCGACACCCGCCTCCAGCAGGCCACCCTCGCCCAACCCGTCGTCATGGAGCACGCCTTGCAGACACGGGAAGGGGGAGTGAAGGAGGTCGTCACGTTCGACAAGGATGCCCGGAGCGGAAAGATCGACGCGCTGCTCGACATCCTCCAGGACCTCGGCGACGAGCGCGTCATCGTCTTCACTCACTCCCGCAAGTTCCTGGTGCCCCTGCGGTGGCGCCTGGAGAAGGCCGGCTACCGGGTGGAGCAGGTGAGCGGGGACGACCACGAGGGCTGGCGCACGTTCCGCGACGACCACGGGGTTCAGATCCTCCTGGCCGTCGTGTCCGCCATCGCCGAGGGCGTCGACGGGCTCCAGACGGACTGCCACACGGAGATCTGGCTGTCGAGGGACTCCTCCCTGGTCATCAACGAGCAGGCCCAAGGACGACTGCATCGTTCGGGCCAGGAACGGGGTGTCGTGCGCTACCTGGTGCAGTGCCCCGGGACCATCGACGACACCGTCGTCGGAAGACTTGCCGAAAGGCACCGCGCCCTGACGGAATCAGGGCTCATCTGAATTGAAAGGAAGGAGAGACGTGGACGACACCGCACTGTCCGAAATGATCGAACGGCGGGCCGGGCTCATCGAGGCCCGCTCCGCCGTCAACAGGCAACTGACCGGCCTCAACCAGGCGATTGCCGCCGAGATGACCAGGAGGGGACTCGACCGCTACGACGGCGCCGTGCTCACCCGACGGTCGCACTTCCGCCCCTTCGTCGCCTCCGCCCTGCTCGACGAGAGGCTCGTGTCGACGGACGAGCGGATGGGCGTGTACAAGGAGGTCATCGACCCCGGGGCCCTGAAGGAGCGGTTCCCCGACATCTACGCCCAGGCCTGCGAGCCTGGCGAACCCTACCTCGTGCAGCGGGTTCGGAGTGAGGACGGGGCCTGCGATGTGGGGCTCTGAGGCCACGGGCCGGGCGCTGGAGATCGTCGGCGCCCCCACCGACCGGGACCGGCAGCGCCACGTGGGGCCCTCCGAACTCGGAGAGGTGTGCGACCGCTGCCTGGCCGACAAGATCCGCGGAACCTACGAGGACAAGAGGGCGGGCACCCCGCTCGCCCCGCTGCTGGGCACCGCCTTCCACCTGCTCGCCCAGGGGCGCTTGTCGACCTCCCCGGAGGGGCGGGCCGGACTGATCCTCGTGGAGAAGCGGGTCGACGTCGCCCAGGTTGACGGCTACGGGCCGATCAGGGGCACTGTCGACCTGTTCGACATCGAGCGCAGGGAGGTCATCGACTGGAAGGTCCTGTCGAAGGCCCGCATGGCGGGGGTCTCCTCCGTGGTGCACAACCGCCTGGACGGCTCTGTCCTCATGGATCGGGACAAGATCATCTGGGAGACCGCGTGGAAGTACTACGCGCAGATGATGCTCTACGGCTACGCCCTGGAGCGCGACGGCTACGAGGTGGAGCGGGCGAGCCTGCTCATGATCCCGCGTGACGCCTCCACGGACGTTCTGCCGGGCGCGGCCCGGACGCTGGTGTTCCAGTACCGTCGGGCCGTCGCTGAGGCCGTCCTGGGCCGTTTCAGCGAGCTCGTGGCCCGGGTTCGTGACGAGGAGAAGGATGCGGCGGGGGTGTCGAGCGGGGCGTATGAGTCCTCGCCCGGCTGCTACCGCTGTAAGCGACTGAAGAAGGAGGAGGCCGACATGGCCGCATGGGGAGGTATGCCGTGATCGGCATGATCGAAGAGGCGCTGAGGAAGGCGGGGTGGGCGCTCGACCGGCCCCGCAACAACCTGGGCCGCTACAGGGCCGTCTACACCAAGGACGGGCGTCAGTTGGCACTGGTCGCCGGGCACAACGGGGCTGTCGCCATCTTCGAGTGGAGCGAGTCGATGGGCTGGACGCGGGCTTACGTGGGTTACCACGACGAGGTCCTGCACTGGATCGAGCGGGAGGCGCGATGAAGGGCTCGGCGATTCGCACCAGGGGCATTGAGCGTGCCCTGGAGAGGATGGGGCGGCTGCCCGGCCTGATCGTCAGCGATGGCGAGGAGGTGCGGCTCCTGTGCGGAGACAGCACCACGATGTGGACCATCACCAATGAGCTCAACGTCGACACCGAGCCGCTCGTCCTCGCGCTGACTCGTCCGGCTGGCACGAGGAGGCACGACCGCATCGAGTGCACACTGACCAGCCGGGGCGAGGAGGTCAACCTGCGCACTGAGGATGACCTGGAGCGCCTGGTGGCCCTGTGGCGTCTGCGCGGTGTCGAGGGCGCCGAGCTGGTCGACACTCTGCTCCTGCCGGGGTGGAAGCAGCTGGCCTTGTTTCCGCTCGATGAGGGCCCGAACAACAACAGCGGAGAGGCGGCGTGATGTCGACATCGGCTTTTGATAAGATGCTCGCAGCAGCCGGTTTCGTGGCGGAGGATCCGCAGGAGCTCAAGGATATCTCGGTACTCCTGTACGGAGGGGCGGGCAGCGGAAAGACGAGTTTTTCGGCCACCGCATCCAGGGTCCCCGAAATGTCCCCCGTCCTTTACCTCGATTTCGAAAGGGGTACGCTTCCCCTGAGGGAATGGGGCGAGCTGGGCAAGATCACCATCATCCACCTGGACTCCTGGGCCGACACCCACCGGTTCATCTCCCAGGTCGTCCGGCCCACGATGAACAGTAGGTCCTTCCCCTACCGCACCGTCGTCTTCGACACCATCGACAAGCTCCAGGAGCTCATCGTGGGCGAGTCCCGTACGGCCAACCCCGGCAACAACTACAAGCCGTGGACCGACGCCTACGACAATGTCATGACGCTGATCAATGCCTTCATGCGATGCGATGGCGTCAACCTCCTGGCCCTCACCCACGTTGCCCGGGTCACCAACTCGGTGACCGGGGAGACCGAGATCGGACCGGCCTTCCGGGGCCAGCAGTCCGACAAGCACATGCCCTCCAACTTCGACTTCGTCGCCTACATGAGGTCGGGCAGGTTGGAGAGCGGACAGTTCGCCGTCCGAGCGGACTTCGCTCTGCCGGGGGCCATCACCAAGCGTCGGGTCAAGGACTTCCCCGACTTCCTGGAGAACCCCACCATGGGCCAGGTCTGGATGCTCGCCCACAACACCGAAGCCACTACCAACACCGCCACAACCAATAAGGAGAACGCATGACCGCCAACGACCCCTTCGCCGCCTTCCCGGCTACCGCCGCCGGTACGTCCGGCGCTGACCTCACCGCCCTGGACGGCCTCGACCTGTCCCAGGTGGAGGTTGCGGAGGAGTTCTCGTTCCGCGCCCCCGAGCCCGGCTTCCACAACGCCGTCGTCACCAAGACGGAGTGCCGGCTGTCGTCCAAGGGCCTGCCGATGGCCGTCCTCACGTACGCCATCGACGACGCCAACGACCCCGACCACGGTGTCGTCGTGCTGGGGTACACGGTCCTCTACTTCAAGCGCACGGAGCAGGGGCGGACCACGCGGGTCCTCAACCCCGGTTTCCGGCGGATGCTGGAGGCTGTGGACCTGTGGCGCGAGGACCCGCGCGAGCGGGCGCCCATGCTCAACGCGGCTGGGCTGAAGACGACTGTCGACCGCCTGTTCGCGCTGATGCTGCGTCGCAAGTGCACGATCAAGACGTCTGTGGCCCCGCCGCGTCAGCGCGTGGACCGTGAGACGGGGCAGCCGATGTTCAACCCCGACGGCTCTCCGCTGATGGGCAGCCCGCGGGGGCAGGTCGACGAGGTGGAGTTCGAGCCGGTCGACAGCTCGACCACTCCGTTCTGATCCCACGATGACCGGCCGGGGTCTTGCTGAGCGCAGGGCCCCGGCCGGGTCAACAAGGAAAGAGGAGAAGCCATGCTTTTGTTCTACTACGAGAAGAATGAGCTGCGGGCGTTCGTCGACGACGACGGCGCCTGGTTCGTCGCCGCGGACGTGGCCGTGGCTCTGGGGTACCGGGACTCGCCCAACATGCTGCGCAGGTTCAGCAAGAACGAGGTCCGCTGGTTCAAGGTGCCCGGGCGCCGGGGGGTGCACGACGCCAGGGCGGTGTCGGCCCGGGCGCTGATCGGCCTGGCGTTCCGGTCCCGGTCCGAGCGGTCCGAGGGCTTCTACCGCTGGCTGCTGGACGAGGTTCTGGATGTCGAGCTGCGCAAGGATGCCCGGGAGCGGGCGAGGGCGGAGGCCGTGTCGTGCTGACGCTGGAGTATGAGGGCCGCTCGATCCGCCTGTTCGAGGACCTTGACGGCGACGGGCGGGTGTGGTTCGTGTCGCGGGATGCGGCGATGGCTTCGGGTCATAAGAGTGCAGCCGAGTTGGTTCGAACAGTTGACGCGGGCCGTCTTCGGCCCTATACTGTTCACACGAACAGGGGGACGCGCACGTCCACCCTCGTTCGCGGCGAGGACCTGCTCGACAGCCTCTCCCGCAGTCGCTTCACGAAGGCCGCGGCCTTCAGGAGGTGGCTCCTGGACGAGGTCCTGACCGTCAGCCTGCGCCACGAGACCAACACCGCCAACCAAGGAGGAGAGACGCCGTGAAGGAACTCACACAGATCCCGTTCCATGACACCACCATCTACACCACTGCCGACGGCGCCTACGTCGCCCTGCGTCCTGTCTGTGAGGCGCTCGGCCTCGACTTTTCCTCGCAGCGTCACCGATTGAAGCGAAAGACCTGGGCCTGCGTGGTCATCATGACCACGCAGATGCCAGGAGACGATCAGAGAAGGGATGTCACCTTCCTCGACAGACGCACCTTCACCATGTGGTTGGCTACCATTGACACGGGCCGGATCAAGGATGAGCGATCGCGCGCACTGATCGACACCTACCAGTGCGAGGCGGCCGACGTGCTCGACAAGTACTTCCACGAGGGCTTCGTGGTCAACCCGCGCACTGAGGCCAAGGAGCTGATGGAACTGATCGCCCTCGCCAAGGGTGCTGTCAGTCCCGACCACCTCGAAGCCAAGGCTCGTATCGTCCTCGCCCGCGCCATGGGTGAGGCCCCGCATATCGAGGCTCAGGCACGACCCCTGTACGCACAAGACTTCATGATCCAGCAGGGAGCCACCAGGGACGAAGTTCGACGCTACTCTTCCGTCTTTGGTAAGGAGGTCAAGAAGGCGTACAAGTTGGCACACGCCGGACAGGTGCCCGGCAAGTACCCCTACGAAACCCCCGAGGGTCAGATTCGAGACGTCTGTGCTTACACCGAAGCCGACCGACCCCTTATGGAGCGGGTTTGGCGAGAGAAGTTCGCACACCGACTGAACCACGAGAACTAGCAGAAAGAAGAGAGAATGCCATCCCCGAAGCATAAGATGATCGGCCTGCGATACAAAGACCAGGAGGTGCGGGCGTTTCTTGAAGAAGACGACACGGTCTGGTTCGTCGCGGCCGACATCGGCCGGGCGCTCGGATACCGGGACGGATCCGACCTGACACGAAACACGCCGCAGGAGGAGAAGACTTACTGTAGAGCAGACACCCCCTACGGTTTGATGCGCCACGTCGCAGTCTCCGACCGCGGGCTCTATCAGATCGCCCTGCGGGCTGAGAAGACTTTTGGCCCGGACCTGCGACGTTGGCTCACCCATGACGCTCTCCCGCAGGCGCTTCGCACCTGGGCCCCCGGTGTTGACTTCACCCACGATAGGGCGCTCCGACAGGTCATCCTCCTTCGACTCGGCCGAGGGCTCATACCGAAGCCCCTCCTGACCCAACTGGCTGAGGAGATCCTTGACGCGGCTCTTGAGCTGGGCTTCCACTAAGACCGATCAGACCATCGAAAAAGGAGAAGAAATGACCCTCGACGAACTCATCGAGAAGCTGACGCAGATGCGCGATGAGGAGGGCGGCGACACCATCGTCGTCGTCCGAGGCTACGAGAGCGGCTACGACCGCGTCGACCTGATCAGAACGATCGACGCCTACGACAGCCGCGCCCGAGGAGGCCACGAGAAGTGGTGGGAGGGGCGCTACGACGAGAGCGCCCGTTTCGCCGGTGTCGAGGGCACCGACCCCGTCCACGTCGTTCACCTGGTGAGCGCCACCGACAAGACCTTCGACTGAGAACCGGGCCCCGGCGCCGCTAGACTGACGGCGCCGGGGCCCCGTCGTCCCCGCGGAAGAGACGGAAACAAAGAAGGAAGAGAAAGAGAGACATGGCCTTCTTCGAAGAGGTGCTGCCCGACACGCCCGGCTGGGTGCCCATCATCACCAAGGACCCCTTCGGACGCCTCACCGTCTTCAAGTGGTTCTCGTGGCCCGACGAGAAGGCCGCCATGGGGCGCTACGTCGAAGCCCACGGCAGTGGCGACGTCTACTTCAAGCCCATGACGTTCACCCAGCCGCCCTCCCTGTCCGACCCCCGCCACGCCACCAAGGCCAACGTGCTGCGCTGCGACGTCGTCTACTGCGACGGCGACGACATGGACCCCTCGAAGCTCGCCATTCTGCCCACCACGTTCGTGCGCACCAGCCCCGGTCACTGGCACGGCTACTGGCGGTTCCTCGACGCCGACCGGCTCTCCAACAACGACATGGAGGACCTGTCGCACGGACTGTACAACGCCCATGCCGTCGACGGCATGGACCGCGGCTGGCCCCTGGCCAAGATGCTGCGCGTCCCCTGGTCCTACAACACCAAGCCCGAGTACGGTGCGCCGTTCCGCGTCACCCAGTACTCCGAGGAGACCGTCAGGAGAAGAGGGGCGGGCGGTGTCGACCTGGTCGAGATCCAGCGCGAGGGCGAGGCCGTCACCGTCGCCGAGTTCGCCGCCCACTACCCCCCGGCCGAACCACTGTCCCAGGAGGAGCTCGACTCCAAGGTCCCTCAGGAGCAGGACCCCAACGAGATCTACCGCCTGCTCGCCCTTGTCAACAACTCCGTCGCCAATGACCTGTTCATGATCCGCCCTGAGATCGGCGACGACTGGTCCGCCCGCATGTACCACCTCCAGTGCATACTCATGGAGGCCGGATTCGACGCCCGTTCCTGCTACCTCGTCCTGCACGAGGCCGCCTGCAACAAGTACAGGCGCGACAGCCGCCCCGACATCGACCTGTGGGTGCAGGTGCAGCGCGACGCCGCAAGGTGGAGGCAGTACCACGACGGCGAGGACTTCATCATGGACGACGACGCCGACATCCTCCGGGTCCTGGGGCTGACGCCCTTGGAGGGCGTCAACCAGTTCGGCGATGAGTCCTCGCCCGAAGCGCTCGTCGACCGCATACCAAGCGTGCTCGACGCCGACGCCAACGGCCTGTACTGGACGCGCATCCAGTTCCTCCACCCTGAGGAGCAGCCCATCAACGACACGTTCATCGACGCCTTCACCTCCTGGGTGGGGCACAAGTCCCCGCAGGCCCCATGGGAGTTCTCCGTGGCCGGCGGCCTGGCCATGCTCTCCGCCCTCCTGTCGCGCTACGCCAAACTCCCGCTCACGTTCACCGACATGGGTCTCAACCTGTACTGGCTGGTCCTGGGCCGAACCACGCAGTCCCGCAAGAGCACGGCCCTGCGCCTGGCCCGCGGCGTGCTCAGCGACGTGGCCGAAAAGGCCGGTGTCGACAGCAGCGGTTACGAGGCCCCCGAGGACGCCACCGCCGAGGCCCTCCAGGAATGGCTGGGCGACCTGCCCCGCCTGTCCACGCTGCTCAGCGTCGACGAGGTCCAGGACACCTTCGCCGCCGCCTCGCGCAAAGGCTCCTACATGGCCTCCTTCATCCCCATGCTCACCAAAATCTACGACGGGCGCGTGCCCGCCATTCTGCGCAAGACCGGGGGCCTGGCCCGCAAGGGCGGTGTCGACCACCAGATGTCGTTCTACGGCACCGGCATCTTCGACCTCACCGCTCGCTACCTGACCATGGAGCGCATCATCTCCGGTTTCGTGCCCCGGTGCCTGGTCGTCGTCGATTCCCGCGAGGGCTTCGAACCGGGGGCGAACGACGTCGCGTGGCGCACGGGGGAGCGGGCCCGTGTCGACCAGGTGCGCGACATGCTCATCCACCACCTGACCTCCGTGGTCAAGCACTGGGACAAGGGCTTCCAGGCCGCCGTGCCGGTGTCGGGTCCGTTCGACGACCTGCGTGTGCCACTCAAGTGCGATCAGGACGCCTTGGAGCGCTGGAAGTGCTTCGCCTACGACGTCACGTTCCTGGCCGCCAATCATCCGCTCAACGCCGTGGCCCTGTTCCCCACCTGCGAGCGGCTGTCGTTCTCCGCCCTGCGGGTGGCGGCCCTACTGGCCATGACGGAGATGAAGGACACCATAGAGCTGCGCCACGTCGTCAAGGCGATCGACCTGGCCGGGACGTGGGCCAGGTGCGCCGAGGCCCTGGTCAACCAGGTCGACTCCAACGGGTTCAGCCGGATGGTGTCCGACGTCGAGCAGTGGGTCGCCTCCCAGCCCGGCCACCGGGTGTCCTACGCGGCCTTGGTCACAAAGTTCCAGAACAAGTTCGACGGGCCCGAGCAGATCACCCGGATCCTCATGCACTGCCAGAAGAAGGGGACCCTGCGAGACATCCTGCCCAACCCCGAACGCCCGGGCGACCGCGAGGTCGTCTACACCGCCCGGGCCACGACCAACGCATAACCAACAGAACCAGAAGGAAGAGAGAACCATGACCACCATCCCTCGAACCACCTATTCGCCGCACCCCCTCCTGGGGGCGCTGCTCGCCCACACTTTCGGCGACTGGCGTCTGGCGAGCCTCGACCCCGTCGGCTGGACCGTCAAGAACGGCGCCGTGTTCGACATCTACTGCGTCTTCTGCGGGCGACACAGCCAGGGCACCACCACGGGTCTGCTCGAATCCCCCGCCTGCGGGTGCGACAGCGGCCGCGTCAGGCGCAGGAAGGCACGGCAGAACGCCAGCCGCTCGCTGCGGGCGCTCCTGTCGCAGCGGGTGGGCAACTGGATCCGCGACTACGGCTGCACCTGGGCCTCCAGTGCCGAGGGTGCCCAGTGGATCCTGGACAACATGAACTTGCCGACCGAGGAGGAGCTGAAGAACTTCAACTTCACCCGGCCCGATGACAACAAGCCTTGGGGGCCGGACAACATCGCCCTGCGCCCCAAGGCGGAGGTGCGCCGCAGGGTTGGCAAGACGGCGCATCGCGGGCAGCAGAAGAAGGACGGCGATGAGTGACTTCTGGGCGGCTCAGCCCGTGTTCCTGGTGCCCGACCCCCGTGACCTGACCGACGAGCAGATCGGAGTACTGCGCGACGTCAAGATGGCAATGGGGCGCAACATCGACCTGGCCGGAACCAACTGGCCGCTGGACCCCCGCCGTCCGGCCATCGGCCTGTTCGGTGTCGAGGGCCCGTGGACGGCCCCCGCCGACGGCGGCTTCGACGAGATCTGGCCGCTGGTCCTTCAGGGCCGGTGGACGGTGACCGCCTCGGAGAAGGGCGGGGCGCCGTGGATGACGCAGGACGTCCTGTGGCTCGACATCGAGACCTACTCGCCCGTCGATCTGGCTAAGTGCGGAGTGTATAAGTATACGGAGCACCCGGACTGGCGGATCCTCATGTGCTCCTGGGCCCTTAACAATGGCGAGGTGCAGCGAGCCGAAGGGCATGAGGAGATCCGGGCGATCCCCGGCCTGTTTGACAGGAAGGTCCTTAAGATCGCTCACAACGCCTCCTTCGAGCGCGTTAACCTGTCGAGGCTCAAGAGGCGGGGGTTTCTGCCGCCCGAGCAGTTCTTCGACACCGCCGCCCTTGCACGGGCGTGGGGCCTGCCCGCCTCCCTGAAGGACTTCGCCCTGGCACTGGGCGCCGAGGAGAAGGACGAGGCCGGAACCCGGCTCATCAACCTGTTCTCCAAGCCGAACAGGAAGGGCGAGAGGGTGACGAAGGAGGAGCGTCCCGACGACTGGGCTGCGTTCGGCGCCTACTGCGACCAGGACGTGGAGACCATGCGCGACGCAGCCAAGATGCTCGGGCGTGGATTCCCCCGCGGCGAGCGCGCCGTCTACGAGGCGGACCAACGGATCAACGATCGGGGGGTCCGTGTCGACGTCGAGCTGGCGAGGGCCGCTGAGCGCTGCTTCAAGGACAACCGGGCCGAGGCGCTGAAGGAGATTGAGAAGATCGCCGGTGTCGACAACGGCAACTCGGTGGCCCAGCTGAGGGCGTGGCTGAGGAGCCGGGGCGTCGACACGGAGGACCTGCGCAAGGACACGGTGAAGGACCGGCTGGAGGACGAGATCCCCGACGACGTCCGCCGGGTGCTCGTGCTGCGCCAGGAGTGTGCGGTGTCGGCCGCGGCGAAGTTCACCGCCGCCATCCGGGCCACGAGCGGCGACGGACGCCTGCGGGGCACGATGCAGTACTTCGGCGCGTCGACGGGCCGGTTCGCCGGTCGGCTCATCCAGTTCCAAAACCTGGCCCGCGACGGTTTCAAGGCCGCGGGCGGCGGTTACGACACCGGGGCCGAGGAGGCGGCTGTCGGGCGGCTGCTGGAGGGCGGCTCGGTCCCCTCCCCGGAGCTGAAGAAGCTGATCCGCCCGCTGCTCATGGGGCCGTTCGTCGTGTGCGACTACTCGTCGATCGAGGCCCGGGTCATGGCGTGGCTGACCGGTGAGCAGTGGATGATCGACGCCTTCCGCAACGATGAGGACATCTATGTTGCTACGGCCGCCAAGCTCGGCGGCCCTGAGAAGGGTTTTGACCGGCAGCACGGGAAGGTCGCTAGTTTGGCCCTCCAGTACCGAGGAGGTATTGGCGCCATGATCGCCATGGGTGGCCGGAACATCCTGCCCAAGAACACTCCCGAAGACGTCCTGCGCAATCGGCTGCAAGAGATCGTGAACATCTGGAGGGCCCAGTCCTCCGCTATCCGCCGCTTCTGGTCGCAGCTGGAGCGCATCATCAACACCGGCGGAGCCGTCGACACCGGCCTGATCAGCATCGAGGTAAAGGGGCAGGACCGCTACGTGTGGCTCCCCTCCAGGAGGCCCATCGTCTACCGGGGCCTCACCCGACGGTGGAAGCAGCCCCTCGACGTCGACGGCACCCCGCTGGGTCCGGCCCGCCTCGTGCCCCACGTCCTCAACACGGGGGGTGACAGGGCCAGGGTCCCCTACAAGCCGCTGCACGGGGGCATCATCACCGAGAACATCGTCCAGGCCGTCGCGCGCGACATCCTCGTCCAAGCGCTACGGAACCTGGAGGAGGCGGGCTGGCCCGTCGTCACCCACATCCACGACGAGGTCGTCTGTGAGATCCCCCAAGACAAGCGAGACCTCAGCGAGGCCGAGCTCGTCACCGAAGTGTCCGAGATCATGTGTCGTCCGCCCTCCTGGGCCGACGACGATCTCGTGATCAAGGCCGCCGGCTACACCTGCCAGCGGTACCACAAGGAATGACAAGAAGGAGAGGAACCATGTCCGACGACATGATCAACCACCCGCCCCACTACAGGCTCGGCGACCGCGAGGTCATCGAGATCACCGAACACCTGGACTTCCTGTCCGGCAACATCGTCAAGTACATCTGCCGCGAGGGGCGCAAGAGGGGTACCGACCCCCTGGACGACCTGCACAAGGCACTGTGGTACCTGGAGCGCAAGATCCGCCTCTACGACGGCGCTGACGCCAACATCAGGATCTCCGACTGCGCCCCGTACTCCTTCATCCGCGACGCCAAGATCGTCCTGAAGGCCGCCGGTGTCGACACCACGTACGTGACCGCCCTGGCGGGCATGCTGTTCACCCGAGGCGGGCGCCTGTATTACAACACCTGCGTCGACCCGGACAACGTCGGCAGCCACAAGTACGTGGAGGCCTCCGTCCCCTGGCCCGACGAGACCGAGCTCAAGCTCCTGCGCGCCCAGCGCGACCTGAAGTACCTCGACGAGGAGCGCGCCGAGCTCGCCGACACCACCCGCCGCCTGGCCGCGCAGGTGAAGAAGGAGAAGGAGAGCACCGATGAGTGACATCGACCCGGCTGTCGCCCGCGCCGTCGACGAGATCGACTACGTGGGTTGCAACACCGTCAACCCCTACAACTACCTGGCCGAGATCATGTTCCTGTCCTCGGCCGCCTGGAGCAGCGGGGCCAAGCGTTTCACCCTGTCCGCCATCGCCGCCCGCGCCGCCCTGTGGGTCGCCTACCTCGACGAGAAGACCGACGGCTCCTCCCTGCACGGCCTGCGCCGCCGCCGGGGCCGGGCGCGTCGCGTCCTGGAGAACGACGTCGTCGCCGAGTACCAGCGCGCCTACGACAAGCACCACGGCCGCACCCCCTTCAACCCGGAGGTGACCGAGCAGATGAAGTTCGTGATCCTGGCCGAGGAGGTCGGCGAGGTCGCCCGCGCCCTGACCCCCGACGCCGACACCCCCGTCGGCCATGCGGCCCCGCTGCGCGACGAGCTCATCCAGGTGGCGGCCATGGCCCTGGCCTGGTGCGCCCGCATCGTCGTCGACACGGAGAGGAGGAACAACCCGTGAGCCGCGGCAACAAGGTTGCGATCCGTATCGAGATGCACCCCAACGGAGTGCACATCATCGACAACGTCGGTGGGCAGGCGCTGTGGGGCGGCGTCAACGAGTTCGACGTCATCTGGTCCCCCGCCCCCTTCGACCCCCGGGCCGAGCCGGAAAGGGTCCGGCGCTCCCGGGCCTGCGGCCTGGCCGCCATGCTGCGGGCTCTGACCCGGGTGTGGTTCGGACATGGCGACATCCCCGTCCTGGCGTGGCACCGGGGCAAGGAGGGCTGCGACCCCGCCCGGGCGAGCATGTGCCGGGCTGTCGCCTCGCACGCCAAGGGTTCCGGGCGCTGGCACAAGGCGGAGCCGAGGGACCTGCGCGGCGAGGACGCGGTGGTGATCGAGGCATGAGCGCCGGGGGATGGTTCGGCTACTGGCTCCTGACCCTGCCGATGCTCTTCTTCAGCGCCGGATACATGTTCGCCGAGGACGGCCACGCGGAGGGCTTCTCCAAGTGGTGGTTCAGGGCTGTCGCTTGCATGTCGGTGCTCCTCGTCGTGTTCGGACTGATCGTGGCGGTGAGGGGCTGATGACACTCCAAAGGTTCTTCTCCGTGGGGTTGGTCTCCTTCGGTCTTGCTCTCCTCCTGGGTTTCTTCGCGGCGACCCAGCGCGAGGATGCGCAGATTCCGCTGTGGATCAGCTTCAGTCCGGTCATCACGATCGTCTCGTGTCTGGTGGTGATGGGCTGGTGAAGGACGTCATCATCGCCCTGGCGGCTACGGCCCTCCTCTCCTTCCTCTTCGACATCACCTCAAGGGACCGGGAGGACACGATCAGCCGAGTCTTCAACTTCCTTGAGGTGCCGATCGCGGCGCTCGTCGTGCTCGCCTCGTACTACTTCTATGGGGGTGGACGATGAAGTACGCACTCGCATTCACTGCGGCGTTCATGTTCTCGTTCTCGCTGAATGAGATCGCCGAAGCGTTCGAGGGGCCCGTCAGAGTCATGATCAAGGTGCTGGCCGTCCCGGCCGCCGCCCTCACTGTCTGGTTGACGGTGAGCACGCTGTGACCAGGATCTTCGCCTACGACCCGGGGGTGTCGACCGGGTGGGTCCTGGGGGATGTCGACGGCGACGACGTCGAGATCGTCGAGTACGACCAGTTCACCGCCCCAAGCCACACCGACACGGCGTTCACGCTCAAGGGCGCCATCTGGTGCTACAAGCCGGACGTCGTCGTCGGCGAGCGCTTCGACCTGCGCCCGCACAACCAGTTCCTCGCAGACCTCACCCCCGTGAAGGTCAACGCGATCATGGACTACATCTACGACAAGCGCCCAATCGTCTACCAGACGCCGACGCAGGCCAAGACGCTGGTCCGCGACGCCACGCTCAAGGCGCTCGGGTTCTGGCCGACGGGCCGCTCCGTGGATCAGCCGGACGCCGACGACGTGCGCGACGCCGCACGCCACCTCTACCACTACTGCGCTATGACGCTTCGCCTGAGGGGTCTGCTGGAGCGCATGTCGAAGTAGAAGCGGCACCACGAAGGCCCATCCTCTTCCTTCGGGGAGGGGGCGGGCCTTTTCGTGTTCAGCCGCTCTTGCGGCGTCTGTTGAGGCGCTCGACCTCCACCTTCAGATCATGCACCTCGATGCGCAGGCGGTTGTTCTCCTCCTGGTACTGGGCGATGATCGTGTCCTTCGTGTTGAGGGCCGCCTGAAGGGCCTCCAGACCGAAGCGCGAGCGGGCCATCTCCGCCTCGCCCACGCCCCGCTTGCGGTCGGCGCTGACCTTCACCCAGGACCCCCAGGCGGCCAGGGCGGAGGTGATGAGGGCGATGACGGACCCCACCGTGGTGAGCAGGGGCGTCAAGCGATCACCCCCTGTCTGTGCCGTTACCGTTGCGATCGCGTAGCGCGGTGAGGATTATGGCGCGGTGTCTGAGCCACCGCAGCCAGTTCATTCTAGCGGACAGCAGGAACACGACGGACAGGAGCAGGGCGGATCGGGCCCCGAAACCGTGGGCGGATACGACGAGGATCCAGGAGGCCGACGCGCACCCCAGGACGAGGGGCAGGATGACCATCTCCGCCTGCGAGCGTCCGGTCAGGCAGGCGAGCGCGCAGCCGCCGGCCATGACCGACAGGGCGATGTGGACGGCCAGGTTGTACCAGATGGCCGCGTCGGGGGTGTAGGGCATGAGCCCGGCCTCCCGGATGGAGAACAGGGCCAGGGCCAGGTATCCTACGGCGCGCAGCCCCCGGTCGAGGGTGTTGGCCCAGGGCGGGTGCGGTATGTACATGAGGCTCACGCCTCCCATCCCTTGACGGCGTAGTTGATGCGGATGAGGCTTCCCGGTGCGGCGCCGCGGGCCACGTAGGGGACGCGGACGATGACGCCCTCGTTGTTCTTGACCTTGTCCCACCCGTAGCCGGCGCCGCCGATGATCCCGCCGAAGGACCACACATCGCCGTTGGTGATCAGGGCGGTGGCGATGCCCGTGTACTTTCTGGCAAGGCTGATGAACCCGGTGAACTTGCTGTCGAGAGGCGTGGGCACTCGGATGACCGTGGATCCGGCCTCCTCGCGGAATCGGCTGGCCTCGCCGCGGCTGCCGACGAGGATGGCGTTGGTGATCGGGGTGGCGGGGGTGGCGACCTCGTTGCCGGTGATCATCCAGGAGGTGATGTTGGAGCCGTCGGACTTCCAGGTGGCCCCGTCCCAGGCGATGATGCGGCCGTTGGAGGTGAGGTAGATGAGGATGGGGTCGGTGGCCGACGGGGTGACCCCGGCTGCGACGAGGGTGTCGCGCAGGGTGTTGGCGGCGGCGGCGTTGTTGGCCTTGTAGATGGATGACTGGCGCAGTTTGGAGATGGCGTTCGACACGGAGGAGACGCCGAGGTTGAGTAGCGTGGGCCAGTCGGCGGCGGTGTCGTCGCCGGAGTACGTGTAGATTCCGTTGCGATCGGTTCCGGTCATGGTCCTATTGTCCCTTCTCCCCGTCAGCAGGGGATGAACATGGCGGAGGCGAAGTCCGAACCCCAGCCGATGTAGTTGGCCCCGTTGTTGCGCATACCCATCTTCGTCCAGATCGTGCACTTGCCCGACGTGGGCAGTTTCGTGGCCATGCCCATGAACATGGGGATGTCGGACTGCCAGCCATAGCCGTTGTACACGTAACCGGTCTCCACCCACGAGCCCGAGTCCCGGTTGCGAAGGATGAAGAAGGCCCGCTGGTTGGGGTTCTGGGCCCCCGACACGCAGTTGATCGACGCGATGATGATGGCCCGCCCCGAGGAGGGGGCGTTGAACGACCACGAGTAGGCGACGCACCCGTCGGCGGCGGCGTTGATCGTCGTGGGGTTGCGGCGGAACTGGAACTGGGCCCCGAAGATGATCGACGACACGTCCGTCAAGTCGGCGTACGGCCCCTGAACCAGATTGCCGCTGTGCGGGTTGTTCAACGCCAGGCCGTTGGCCAGGGACGGATGCAGTTGGGCGTACACCTTGTTCCCCCGCCACACGGTCAGACCGTGGCTGGCGTCGATCTCCACGCGGTCGCCGTTCCCGTTCGTCGTGGTGGCCAGGGTGGCGCCCAGAACCCTGCCCCCGGTGACCAGTCCGCCCTTGATGGTTCCGCCCTCGATGAGCTTTCCGCGCAGTGTGTTGGCGTCGATGCGGTCGCCCGACAGGGTGCCGAACTTGATGTCGTTGGCGTTCAGGCTGCCGATGACCCCGCTCTCGGCGGTGATGGTCCCGGCGGCCAGCACGGCGGCGGTGAGGGACCTGGCGGCGATGCGGTCGGAGCCTATGAACCCGGAGGTGATCACACCGGCGTCAAGGCCCTGCACGTGCGTGGTGGTGATCGACCCCCTGGCGATCATCGACCCCTCAACCGGGTTCCTGGCCACGGCCCCGGAGGACTGCGCCTGCTTCCACACGCTCTCAACCATGCCGTTGGACATGGACCCCGTGAGATCCGCGGCAGACACCCCGGCCTCGATGAAGTCCTCGACACCGGCCCGGAAGCGGTACATCCGGTAATTGTCGTCCGTGTCGTACCACAGGTCCCCGTCGTTGCGCCCATTGAGCGAGGGCTTGTTGGCCTGGTAGAAGATCGTGTTCTTCCCGTCGGCGGACTTCTGGGCGCGCTCGGCGGCGAGCTTGGCGGCCGTGGCCATGTCCTCCACGGCCTGCGCCTTGTCCAGGGCCTCCTTCGCCTTCTTCTGCGCCTCGGCGGCGGCCTGAGCAGCAGCCGCCGCGTCATCGCCCTTGACGGCCACCCAGGCGTTAGCCGTGCCGTCGAAGACGAAGAGCTTCGTCGTGCCACCAGCGGTCGACACCCACAGGTTCCCCGGCTTGCGATCGGCCCCGGTGGGCTCCGTGTCGGAGATGATGACGTCCTTCGCGCTGGCGGAGAACTTCTTCAGGTCGTTCTTCGCCTGCTCCAGGTCCGCCTTCGTCTGCTCGTACGAGGCGGCCAGGGTGTCGAAACGCCCCTTCAGGGCCTTGGCGGCCTGAAGGTCCCCCTTGGTGGCGGCGGCCAGGTGCTTGTAGTCGACGGCCCCCTCCCCGAGGGTGTCCGTGCCCCAGTGCTGCTGCACCCACTTGCCGTCGGCGTCGCCGTCGATGCCCGGCGGCGACCACTGCCACACCTGCTTGACTCGGTCCTTGTCGACACCGCCCTGCTTGGACAGTTCGCACACGTACCAGGTGGCGTTCTGGTTGACGGGGATGTCCGGGTTGTCGACGCCGGGCCCGGGGGACACGGGGGGCGCGTCGTGCCAGGAGACGGCGTCGTCGGCCATGGCCCCGGCGATCTGCGCGAGCGACTGGGCGTCGTCGAGGCGGTCCTCCAGGCTGCCGATGGACCCCATGGTCGCCGTCCACCGGCTCATGATGCGCCGGGCGTGGGCGGACGTGTCGCCCTCCTCCAGGATCGACACGCGCTTCTCCACGGCGCCGCGCCACTGCTGCGACTGGGGCGAGAGGTTGGAGGCGGGGAACACGGATGCGGAATAGGCCATCACAGGACTCCGATCGTGGACAGGTCGCGCAGGGTTCTTCCGCTAAGCGGAAGATTCGACATGCGCGGGTATTTGCGGTTGTAGTCGGACAGGAGCGGGTGGCTGGTGGCCTGGAGCGACACCGCCCCCTCTTCGATCGTGGCCGAGTCGATCCGCCACCAGTGCCCCCGGTAGCGGAACCGGGCCCCCGGGAGTGCCCCCAGGACTTGGCCGGAGGGCGGCGCGCCCTTCCATTGCAGGGTGAGCGTGGAGCCGACGCGGGCGTCCGCGGCCGCCTGGGCCGCCGCCCAGCCCTTGGTCGTGGTGTCAATGGACGGGTTGTCGATCGTGGTGACGTCGTCCGTGCCCTTCGCCCCGGTCGCCAGGCTGAGGGTCTCCACGTCGACGTAGGAGCCCAGGCCGCCGATCAGGTACAGGGCCGGGTGGTCCACTTTGCCGTCGGACTCGCAGACCCGGTAGGGGGACAGGTGCTCGTAGTTCATGCCGGACAGGATGACGGTGGCAGAGCGCCGGTCGTCGTTGAGCTTGACGGCCAGGCCGCCGCCCATGTCGGCCCACTGAGCGGGCATGATCGGCTTGTTGTCCTTGCCGACGACCACGTACAGGCCGTTGCGCATGTGCGTCAGGTCAGGTGAGCCGTCCTTGAAGGGGATGGAGCGCACCATGGTGGGCTGGTTGACGTAGGAGACTTCGGCGCCGAAGCGGATGGTGGTCTCCGTGCGCTCCCCGGCGTTGACGCTCATCACGCCCGTGTCGCTGGAGTCGCCGTACTGGATGTCGGCCCCCGGGTACTTGGAGGGGGCCACCGGGTAGATGAGGCCCCGGTCGGCGCCCGCGCCCACGCCCGTCCCGATGCGGGTGCGGTGGTAGACGTTGACCCGGATCTCCTTGGATCGGGCCCCGTCCTCCAGGCTGATCGTGGAGGACGTGGGGCGGTCCTGGAGGTAGATGTCGCGTCCGGGCCTGGGGGTGATGGCGATGGTGCCCTCCCGCCACGACAGGTCGAGCATGTTCGCGGACAGGAAGCGACGCAGCATGGACCACACGTTGTCGCGCCCGCCGGGCAGGTTGTAGCGGACGTCCTTCAGGGCGGCATCGACGTTGACGGGCGGCATGGGCCAGTTGACGGCGAAGAAGCACCGGCTGACGATCGACTCCAGGTCGGTGCGGTGCACGGGGTTGAGCGTGCCCACCTGATTGAGGGCCGACAGCCCCGAACCCCCCGTTATCGACCAGGAGTCCTCGTCGATGGTGATGTCAGTGATCATCATGTCGGAGCGGCCGTGGTCGGTGGACTGGACGATCAGGGTCCTGCCGAGCAGGGGCGTCAGATCGGCGGGGGTGAACCTGCCGGGGCCGCCGACGGTGACGGTGGCGGTTCCCGACGGAGACTCGTCCCGGTCGAGGGACACGGCGTCCTCGTCGTAGGACCAGGAGCCGACGCCCGTGGGGGCGCCGAAGAACCTCACAGCCACGGCCACACCTCCCTCAATGTGACGGTGGCGGAGAACAGCCCGTAGGCGGGGTTGACGCCGGTGACGGCCAGGGAGCCGGGCTCGACGCGCATGGAGCCGAAGCCCTCCGGGGTGGCGTACGGCCACAGGTCGGGGGCGGCCCCGCCGCGGGCGGTGAACGCGGCCCGAACCCAGGTGAGGACCTGGTCGGCCACGGCGGGGGCGGTGACGGTCACGTCGACGATCCTGGGGGCGTCGTCGAGGCCGGGGATGCGGGTGATGGCGGCCGACGAGATGTTGACGCCGCCGGTGACCTGGATGAGGCCGGGCGCTGTGAGGGCTCCGGAGGCGACGATGTGCATGTCGGCTCCCGGGGGGATGAGCACGTGCTCCCGGTACACGTGCGGCCTGCCGTCGGCGGCCTGCGCCCCGGTGAACTCCAGGGCCTTGAGGGGCCCGTTGTTGACGTCGACGGTGCGCCCCAGGACGGTGCCCTTGTCGTCGTAGGCGAGGGGCGTCAGCGAGTCGGCGTGCAGGTGGGGGCGGCCCAGGAACGGTGAGAGGATGTTGCCGCCGGAGTTCATGTCGTCCCGGTAGATGATCTCATCCTCGCCCGCCCAGGTGAGCATGTCCTGAATGAGCAGCAGCTCGGAGCGGGTCAGGTTGGACCACGACAGTTCGATGGTGCGGGCGGCGTACCTGGAGGCGGACACGACGGCGCCGCCCCCGATCAGTTGGTCGGCGGACCCCCAGGAGACCAGGGTGTGCGAGGCGGGGGCGTCGGGGGCCGGGATCCAGGCGAACCGCCGCCCCGTCCACAGGGCCGCGACACCGTGGTGCGCTGACATCAGTAGGTCCCCCTTCGTCCGCTTCGGGCGTTGACGTTGTTGACGGCGGCCCCGACCTGGCGGCCGTCCAGGTTGAGGACGGTCGACACGGCCCGGGCGAGCTGGTGGATCTGGTTGGGGTTGATCGTAATGGGGCCCGACAGGCCGGGGCTGTTGTTGACCTTGACTTCGGGGCGGTACTGCCCGGCGCGGATGGCCTCCATCATTCCGGGCCCGTACTTGTCGACGCTGGTGCGGGGCATGACGTACTCGCCGGACTGCACGCCGATGACGCCGCCGACCGGGGTGATGCCGAGCATGTCGTCCGCGTCCCAGTTGCCATGGCGGCCAAGGCCCAAGGACCCGCCTCTCCCGTAGCCCGGAACGCGGCCACCATGTGCCCGGCCGCGAAACACGCCCATGCCGCCGCCGACTCTCTGAATCGGGTTGATGACAGTGTTGAACTCGACACGGATCTTCTTGGTCGCATCCCTGGTGAGGTCGGCAAGATCGGTACGCGCCTTGTAGATTTCGGCGTTGGCGGTGACGGGGGCCGAGTATCCGGCGCCGCCGTTGGACGCCATGTTGCGGATGCGGTCCCCGGTGGCGGCGGCCGTCCCGTTGTCGGACACGTCGACGTCGACGACGCGGGGCACCGCCTGGATCGTCCGGGTGAGGTTGTCGAACGCCCCGGACAGGGTGGTCACCTCGCCCTGGTTGAAGCCCATCTGCGTGGCCTGGGCGATGAACTCCTGCTTCAGCTGGGCGGCGTAGGCGGTGAGCTGCTCCGTCGACGCCCCGGAGGCCGCGTAGGCGTTGATCATGTCGATCATGGTGGACTGGAGGGCCTTGAGGGCGGCCCGGTTGTTGATGGCCGCCTCCGTGTACCCCTGGAGGGCGTACATGCCCTCCTTCGTCTTGGCGATCTCCTTCTCCTTGTCGGCGATGGAGTTCTTCGTGTCGGAGATCTCCTTCGTGGTCTTGTCGATGTCGACCTGGATGTCGCGCTGCCTGCTGGTGTCCCCGTACTTCTTGGCGACGGACTGGAAGTAGCGCTGGTTCGCCAGGTCGTTCTCCTTCTCAGACAGGGTGTTGTTCAGGTCCCAGATGTCGTCGGTGAGGTCCTTGATGGACTTGTTGGCGTCCTCGATGGTCTTGCGCATCGAGTTGAGCTGGGCGTGGTACTTGTCCTGGGCGTCCTGGTTCTGCCAGAACTTGTTCAAAGCCTGGTTCATGGCCTTGTCGAGGCGGGAGAGGAAGTCCTCGAAGATCTCCTCGGGGGTCTTCTCCTTCCTGGTGCGCGACGAGGAGGACCGGGGCGTGTAGTCGCGGCCCCCTCCGCCGCCACCGCCTCCGCCACGGTGGCCGCCTCCTCCGCCACCGCCGCCCCCGCGCGAGGAGGACTCCTTGGGGGTGAACTGGTAGCGCTGCTTGTTCCCCTGGAACATGGTGTTCGCCAGGCCGCGGACCGAGCCGCCGCCCCCGGTGAACCCCATCGCCCCGATGCTCATCCCCGCGGTGATCTGCTTGGTGGTCAGGCCGCCCTTCGACCCGAGGGCGTTCTTATTGAGCCGCTTCCCGCCGGTGTTCAGCCCGCCCCCGGGCCGCGACGAGGTGCGGATGCCGACACCCGCGAGGATCTGCTGGATGAGGGCGGCGGCGTTGTTGGCGTTGGTGACCGCGTCCTGGAGGCCCGCGTTCAGGGCGCTCATGTCGACGGTGGGCCCGGAGATGGTCTGGTCGAGGGAGGAGACGACGTTCGACATCTGCGCCTCGATCCACGTGGTGTCGATGCCCTGATCCTTGAGGTCTTGAATGGCGGCCTGCACGTAGGAGGCGATGTACTCCTGCGCCTCGACGCCGCTCATGCCCATCTCCTCGGCCATGCGCCCGGCGTACTGGGCGGTGGCCTTCAGGTAGTTCTGGAGGGCCTCCAGGTTGGACCGCCCGGCCTCGGTGAACGTGTCGAACGAATTGCCATTGTCGTACAAGGACTGGTTGAGCTCGTCGAGGGCGGAGTACATGCCCGCCTCGGCGTTGGTGAACTGGAAGGCGGCGTCGACGATGGCGTCGAGGGACTGGAGGTACTCGTCCCACGCCTGCCCGGCGGTCTTAGCGTCCTCGGCGGCGTCAGCGGTGGCGTCGGCGAGGCTTCCCGTGGCGTCGGAGGCGTCATCGGTCGAGCCGGTCAGGCCCTGGACGACCTGGTCGAGGGCGGTCTGCGACGACACGGCGTCGGAGGCGGCCCCGGACACGTCGCCGAGCTTCGTGCGCAGGTTCTCCAGGGCCTCGATCTGGTTGTTGAGATTCTGGACGTCCTGCTCGGCCTGCTGCCCGGCCTGGGTGCTGTAGTACTTGCGGATGGGTGTGCCGGTGTAGTCGTAGGGGCCGGAGTAGGTGCGCGCCTCGTACGTGTTGGCCTTGTAGATCTCATCCTTCCGGTCCTTGAGCTGCTGGATGAACCCGTCGATGTACGAGTTGGCGGCGTCCTGCCCGCCGGTGGCGTACTGGCGCGACCACTCCTTCCAGTCGAAGCCCTGGTCGGTGAGCGTCTTGAAGTCGTTGGCCGACAGGGACTTGAAGGCGTCGGAGGAGGCGATGGCGTCCTTGATGAGGGCGGCGGTGTGGTCGCCGATCGCCAGGGTGGAGTAGCCCATGGCGGCGGCCTGGTCCTTGGTGGCCTGGACGAGGTTGCCGGAGGCGTCGATCCAGTAGTAGAGGGCGTCGGCGCTGTCCTTGGTGGAGGCGGCGGACCCGTCGACGGCCAGTTCGAGGGCGCCGAAGGTCTGCTGGGTTCCGTCGGCGGCCTCCTTGGCGTCCTGGATGAGCGCCTTGGTGAGGGCCTCGCCCCCGCCCAGGGCTTGGAGGTTCTCGACACGGGCCTGCTCGGCGGCCTCGGCGGCGCGCTTGGCGGAGTTGGCCCACTCGTCGTAGAGCTGGATGGCGACGGGGATGGCGGTGGCGGCGATGCCGATCCACCCCATGGGGCCGATGGAGGCGATGCCGCTCATGACGCCCTTGAGGCCGCCCATGGCCTTGGCGAGCAGGCCGGTCTGCGCGGCGCTGGAGGCGGCGGCCGTCCCGACGCTGGCAAGATCCTTCCCCGCCTCTCCGGCGGCATCGCCCACCGCCTTGATGGCCTCGGCGTCCTTCTTCGCGGCCGCGCCCGCGGCGGCCAGGCCCCCGAGCGAGGTGGCGGCCTGGTCGGATCGCTCCAGGGCGGTGCGCGTCTTCATCAGGCCGATGTTCTCGTACAGGGCCATGTTGGCCTGCTTGATGAGCTTGTAGATGTTCGACCAGGTCATCTGCCCCGACAGGCCCGCCTGCACCATGTTCGTCTTCATCGACACGTAGGAGGCAGCGACGTTGAGGACGAGGGCCTGGAGGACCTTGGAGATGGCGACGAGGGACCCGAAGACGACCAGGCCGGAGGATGCGGCCAGGAAGACGCGGCCGAAGGCGTTGTCGCCTATGTGCGCCAGGGCGTCCTGGATGACGATGAGGCCGTCGAGGATCTTCTTGACGACGCCGAGGAACGGGCCGCCGAGCGAGGCGCCCAGGTTGGCCAGCGAGTTCTTCCAGCGCTGGATGGTTTCGGTGAGGGTGGCGTTGAGGGTCTCCAGGCTCTTGTCGAGGAACTCGGTGTTGCGGGCCGCGTCGGCGGAGTTGCGGAAGGACTCGTTGACCAGGTCGATGTTCAGACTCAAGCGCTGGAGCAGCTGGATGTCGCGGGTGTTTTTGAACCCCAGATTCTTGATGATCGTCCAGCGCTCGACGGAGTCGGTGACGTTGTTGAGGGAGGTGAGCAGGTTGTTGAAGAACGTGGACGGGTCTGTGCGCCACAGGTTCTCCGCCTCCGTCGTGGTCATTCCGAGGACGGTGGCGAACTTGTCGAGGCCCTCCCCGGCTTCGGCGACGGCGTCGTTGATGGATCCGAAGATGCGCTGGAGGGAGCCGCGCGCCCACTCCTGCTTGATGCCGAGGCTGGACAGGGCGGTGGCGTAGGCGAGGATGGCGTCCTGGCCGATCCCGGCCGAGGCTGCCGAAGCCGCGATCGAGTTGGCCATGGTGAGGATCTCGGACTCGGTGGCCACGGACTTGGCTCCGAGCTCGGCGACCTGTGAGGCGAAGTTCATGTACCTCTGGCCGCTGTGGTCGGCTTCGACACCGGCGTTGTCCACCATCTCGAAGAACCGGCCGAAGGCTTCGGTGGCGCTGTCGATGTTGGTGCCGGTGATGGTGGTGAACCCGGCGACGGCGTGGGTGAAGTCCCCGAGCTTGTCGGCGCTGATGCCCATCTGGGCGCCGAGGGATCCGATCTGCGACAGGTCCTCGTAGGTGGTGGAGATCTGAGTGGACAGGTCCTTGTAGGTGTTCGACAGGGCCCGCATCTCGGCGGACTGCGCGGACAGCTGGGTGGTGCGGGCGACGTCGGCGAACGCGCGCTCCTGCGAGGCGGCGGCGGCGACGGAGGCGACGGACAGGGAGGTGAACCCGGCGGCGAGCAGCGTCAGGTAGTTGCGCAGGTCCTGGGCGGCGAAACGCGTGGATTCCAGCGCCCCGATGTAGCGGTTGTTGGCGTCGATGGCGGAGTTGATGTCGGCGATCTGGGTGGCCCGGAAGGCCTGCGACCGTCCGGAGATCTCAGCGGCCTCCCGTTCGGCCTCGGCCAGGCGCCTGGTCTCGTCGGCCTCCTCGCGGCGGGCGCGGGCGAGGTCCTGGTTGATGCCCGCGACGGTGGCGCGCTTCTCCTCGGCGGCTTCGGCCTTGCCGATGGCGTCGACGAGCTCCCTGTAGGCCTGGGTCTCGGCTCGCACTCCTTCGGCTACTTCGGCCCCGGAGGCGGTGGGGTCGGCCTGTCTGACGCGGGCCCGGTACATCTTCCCCCGGAACGCGCTGAGGGCCTCCCTCTTGGCGGCCTCGTCGAGTTCCGTCTTCTGCTTGGGCTGCGCCGCCACGGCCTGGTTGGTCTTGATCAGGGAGGACTGGAGCTCCTTGTTGGCACGGGCGAGGTCCCGGGACACGTTGGCCAGGCGCGCGTACAAGTCGATCTGCGACTTGACCTTGTCCAGCTGGGGGCTGCCGATGTAGTCGGTGGTCCTGGTGGCCTTGGCCATGGCCTTGACGGCCTCGGAGATGTTCTGGGCGGTCTTGGAGAAGTCGACGCCGTCGAGCTCCTTGCGGGCGGCGGCCAGTTCGCGGGTGACTTTGATGAGGCCCTTGTAGGCCTCGACCTGCTTCATCATGGTGCGGTACTCCGCACCGCCGCGCCCGGAGACGGCGTTCTGGAGGACGGCGGCCTTGGCGCCCTGGGTGGCCCTGGCCATGGCGCGGGTGGCTTCGGCGATGCGCCCGGCGGCGGCCGTGAACTCGTTGGCGCCCTTGGTGGCGCCGGAGGCGTCGACGCTGATCTTGAATCCGAGGTCGTCGACACCGGCCATGGCTGCTCCTTAGATCAGTTCGTTCACCCGCGAAACATTCTACAAGCCCCGCATCGCCTCCCACGGCGGCGGCAGGGGGTCCTGGCGTCCGATCGCCTCGTACTTCAGCCCCACTGGGCGCACGATCTTGGTGACGCCGGGCTTACGGCCGCCCTTCTTGCCCTCCTGGTTCTCCTCCTGCTCCAGGTGCTGGCAGGCGTAGCAGACCATGTCCTCGGTTTCGAAGTCGATGCGCCCGTCGGTGGAGCGGCCGTACCAGGCGGGCACCCCGCACTTGGAGCAAATCGACTGCTTGTAGAAGGCATAGCCCAACTCCAAGGCGATGTCGAGGGGCGTGCGGTAGTCCTGGGGCAGGTACTCGGGCACGAAGCCACCGGCTATCTCATCCCACCGGGGCACGGTGCGCCCGTACGCGCCCCAGCCTCCGAGGTACAGGGTGGGGGGCAGGTGGTTGTCGACGGCGGTGGAGATCGCCAGCAGGAAGCGCTGGTTACTCGGCGTCGTCAGACAGGGCCCAACGAAACGTGGGGTCGGCCATCACCTGCCGCATGGCGTCGAGGGCGGCCTGGGCCTCCAGGAAGGTTTCGGTGAGGCGGTCCCACTCGGTGGCGGGCAGGGTCTCGTGCAGCTTCCTGGCGTCGTCGAGGCTGAGCCCCTTGCGCTTCTTGCCGCGGTACTCGACGGCGGTGACGGAGTGCGACAGGAAGTACTCGTTGAGCACGCCCTGCCTCTCCCGGCGGAACTCGTTGGCGGCCTCCTCGTTCTGGTTCCGGGGGGCCTTGATCTTGTTGACGACGACGTTCCTGATGACGTCCATCTCCTTGGACGCCAGCGCCCGCAGGTGGAAGGTCATGGCGCGCTCGTCGAGGGCGGCGATGGCCTCCTTGAGCTCACGCTCCAGGCGGACGGTGGGGGCCTCCTCGGCGATCGACAGGACCTGCTCGACGCCGTCCTTGGCGTCGGCGCGGGCCTCCAGGAGGGCGCCGTTGAGCCGGAAGGCCTCGTCGGCGGCGGTGGCGTCGAGATAGATCTTGACGGTCTTGGTGGCCTGGCGCACCCCGTCGAGGGCGGCTTCGAGGTCGAAGCCCTCGTCCTCGTTCTTCTTCTTCTCGGCCATGGCAGCGGGCTCCTCTTTCTTCCTGTCGAACACAAAACCCGGGCTCTTACGAACCCGGGTTAAGTGTATCCGTCAAACGATCACTCGGTGAGCTTCTCGTTGAGGATCATGGTGCCCTGCGGCAGGAAGGGCACGGTGAACTGGATGGGGGTGGTGGCGTCCGAGGACACGTCCTGCGGGTTGTCGGGCATGACCAGGAAGATGGAGACCTCCTGGTCCTTGGCGGGCTCGGTGTCGACCGGGTAGCCGACCCGCTTGACGAGCCAGCCGCGCTTGTTGGCCTTGGCGCCGCCCTTCTTGAACGCCTCGTACGCCTTGGTGAAGACAGAGGTGGTGGCGTCGGCGGCGGCGAGGTCCTGGCGGAAGAACGTCAGGTTGGCCTCGTAGGCGTCGCGGGTCGGGGTCGACACGCCCGCGGTGTCGCAGATCGACGCCGTGGAGTCCGTCTCGGAGTCGGTGGCGTTGAGGGTGAAGCCGGTGACGATGGCGCACGAGAGGTTGATGACGGCGGGGTCCTTGAGGGTGGCGGCCTTGAGGACCTCGGTCGGGCTGGAGGCCTTCTCGATGGGCACCCACCACACGGTGATGTTGCCGGGCATCATCTTGGTTCCGGCGCTAGCTGCCATGGTTGTTCTCCTCCTTGGAGTCGACAGGGTCGCCGGGATGGACCACCCGGCCGTTCACGATCCACCCGGTTCCCCCGCAGCACTCTCGCGGCGACAGGGGGGTGTCGGGTGGTACGGGCTCGAACAGAGAGGGCAGCGTCTGCGCGTAGCCTTCGTCCAGTTCCACGACGATCCCTTCTCGGGTTCTGTAGCGGGGCATCAGACGGCCTCGCTGATCATGGTCTGGAACGTCATGTAGCAAGCATATTTGAGCGGCTGGATGGTGGCGTCGGTGTCGCCGTAGGAGTTGAGCTGGCCGGTCTCTCGGACCTGTCCGACACCGGGGGCGCTCCAGCCCACGAGCCTGTTGCGCACCTCCTCGCGAACGGAGTTACGTACGGAGGCGGTGCGGGCGGCTACGAGGACGGCGAAGGTGTGCATCATGGCCGAGTAGCGCGGTGAGGCCATCGACACGGCCTTGGCGCGGGGGGTGAGGTCGCCGCCGAAGAAGACGGCGTAGACACTGCGCCCCCCCGCCCCGCCGGGTACGGCGTCCTCGACGACCTCCAGCCCCTCAATGCCGCGCAGGTGCGCCATGAGCGCCTGGTCGACTTCGTAGACGTTCACTTCAGCGTCCCGTGGGTGAGTGCGATGCTGTCGAGGTCGTCCTCGGCCATGGCGCGGGCCTTGGCGAGGGCCTGCATGGCGCGGAGCTTACGAGTGCCCTCCTCCTGGAAGACGGTGTAGTCGGGGGTGTTGATGAAGCCGATGAACACGGTGACCCCGTTGCTGTCGTCGCGCTCCCAGCGCACGCCGACGGATTCGCGCATGGCGCCGGTGTGCACGCGGGCGTCCGTGTTCTTGTCATGCTTGTAGGGCATCCCGGCGCCGGAGGTGTCGATGACGTACTGGATCGTCTTGACGCCCTGGGCGGCGGCCTGGTCGACGGCCCGGCGGACCTCGGCCAGGGCCCGCTCCAGGGCGCGCTCCTCCAGGCCATGGAGGGCCCGGCGGATGTCCTTGACGCCGGTCTGCCGGATGGTGACGAGGTTGCCCTCGTTGGTGCTGCTCACCAGCCCTCACCCCGCAGATCGTTGACGGACACGTCGCACAGAAGGGTGGGCTGCCACCAGTCGGAGTCGGTGACGGGGTTGCGGATGACCATGGCCATTCCGACGAGGGCGGGGTCGGTGTCATGCCTTTCGACACGAAGGCGCTGGTTGAAGTCGAGTCGGATCCTCTTCGTCCGGTCGCCCCACTGCTGGGCAGGAACGAGGAGGTTCTTGTCGATGTGCCACAGCTGGACGCGGTAGGCGTGGGTGGCGGTGTCCTCGTAGGACTGCCGCCTGTTACGGGCGCGCCAGTCCTTGTTGGGGGTGATGGCGGCCCAGCCGCGCCAAATAGGGTCGACCTTCTTCTTGACGACGCCCTGCCCCGGAACCCAGGTGTCCTCCTCGCCTTCGCCGTTTCCGACGGCCGGGGGGTAGATGGCGACGAGGCTGTTGCACAGTAGCGACAGGAAGTCGTAGGCGGCGGAGTCGAAGTGGGGGTCCTTGAAGGCGAGAGAACTCAGTGCCATGCGTAGTCCCGGGGCTGTGGGGTCCATTCGGCGATGTCGAAGCCGATGTCGCGCTTGTCGTCGGAGTCGGCCTCGTCCATGAGTCGCTTGGACTGGGCGCGCAGCTCGGCGCCGAGCTTGGCCCCGTCGGTGGACTTGTCGTCGGTGGACAGAACCTTGAGCAGGAGGGACTGCGTGGTGGCGATGACGCGGACGGCGTCGGCGGCGGCGCGCTTGATGTTGCCGCTGTTGATGTCGAGGAAGGCCTGGATCTGTTCGTCGGTAAACAGGAGTGAGGGGGGCTGGCGCAGGTCGCGGGGATCGGAGCGCTCCTCGATGTCGGGGATAAGAAGCCTTACCCTACCCACATTTGTGTTGAACGCCACAGGCATCTTTTCTTCCTCCGCGCCTTCTTCTTTTCATATGGAGAACCCCGCCCCCGGGTCTCTGCCTGCAACCCGGGAGCGGGGCGTCTATCAGTGGCCCTGACCGGTCGAGGCGACGATGCCGTCCGTGTGCAGGACGGCGCCGCCGGTGACCATGCGGGCGCGGAACTGGATGTCGTCGTTGTCGAACGAGCCCGCGGTGGCGCTCAGCGCCCCGCCGCCCAGCGACGTGCCCTGGTTGGCCGCAGCCCGCAGCTCGACGCCCTCCATGCCCATCAGCGTGGTGCGCAGGATGGTGCGCCGAGCGGCAGTGCGGCCACCGGCCGGGGCCAGGACCCAGTTGGTGTCGCCCTGGGTGGGCCCGCCGAGCAGGCCGACCATGTCGGACTCGACGACCTCCACACCCGCCGTCGGCGTGGTCGACAGGATCGTCTTGTTCGACGTCGCCCCGGCCGCGTCCTTCTCCTTGTGCTCGATGGACGTCATGGAGGTGACCATGTCGGCCATGGGCTTGAGGGTCGGGGGCACGAGCAGGACGAACTTGGGCACCTGGATGTACCGGCCGTTGACCTTGGTGTGACGCACCTGCCAGATGGCGGCGCACAGGGCCTCGAAGGTCAGCGGCGAGTTCTTCGGCACGTCGCGCAGCACGTAGGCGCCGTCGGCGGTGCGGGCCTGGAGGACCGTGGCGTTGGCGTCGGCGATGATGTTCGTGTTGAACCCGGGTGCGGCGGCGTCCAGGGAGAACAGGGCGCCGTAGACGGCGGCGTCGACGGTGCGCGAGGCCAGGAACGCGGCGTCCTTGGGGAAACGGCCGATGATGTTCCAGTTGTCGTTGATGAACGCCTCCCAGGACATCTGGAGGCGCACACCCTCCTTGTGCACCTCCACCCAGCGTCCGGAGGCCCGGTACCCGAAGGTGGGGTAGGGGGTGAGCTCGGGGATGCGCGGCATCGTCTCGGGCACGACGACCTCGCCGCCGTTGTCGCGCAGGAGCGTGGCGTCGATGTCGTGGTCGAGCTCATAGAGCTGCGTGGGGCGGAAGTTGGGCAGCGCCTCGGTGGAGGCGAACTTCTCCCACGTGGTGGTCTGCTCGGCGTACTGGCTCTCGAAGGCGCCCTGGGCGACGGAGGTGAACCACCCGGCGACCATGTCGGAGGTGACGGCCTCGGTGACCCTGGGCGCCAGGCCGAGGGTCATCATGACGGTCTCCTTGACGATGCCCTGCGAGGAGGGCACGCCCTTGAGGGCGAGGTCGAGGTGGTGGGCGAACTCGTTGCGGTTCTCGCAGATCCTGCCCTGAATCATGGGTTACTCCTTTCCCGGTCCGCGGTCAGCGGGCGGTCGGGTCGAAGATGACGGGCACGACGTGCTCCGCCCCCTGCGCGGGCAGGGCGTTGTACAGGTATCCGACCTGGAAGCCGTCGGCCGCCTTGGTCGTGGTGATGGCGTGGCGGCCGTCGGTGAGCTTCTCGGCGTAGACGGGGGAGCCGACCTTGACGGCGCCGGAGTGCTTGACGCTCATCTTGAACACACCGCCCTTGATGCGCACGGAGGCATAGCCGGGGGCGTTGAAGCCGCCGGTGGGCTTGGTGGCGGGGATGTAGGTGCCGCCGGCGTCCTCGACGGCCTTGACGGCCTTCTTGATCTCCTCGGGGGTGGCGGCGATCTCGGTGACGAGGAGGCCGACGATGCTGCCGACCTTGACGATGTCGCCGATGTGGCTGTGGCTGTAGTCGGTCTTGCTGACGGGCAGGGAGAGGGTGTCGGTGTACTCGAAGACCTGGATGTCGGAGATCTTCTTGGCGCCGAACTCGTTGATTCCGATCATGGTGCGCGTCCTCCTTCGCTCACTTGGCCCAGGAGGTGACCTGGACGTCGTCGCCGCCGGTCTTGGCCGCACCGTCCTCGCGGACGACGGGCGCGGGGGCGATGGCCTTGATGTAGGCGCGCTCGGCCTCGATGGCGTCGTCGACACCGGCGCCGCGCTTGACGGCCTCCATGACGCGGGCCCGGGCCTCCTTGGGCAGGTCCTCGGCCTCGGCGATCTTGGCGGCGGCCTCGTAGGGGTCGACGGCGGGCGTCTCGTCCTTTTTGGCCTCGGCGACCTTCTTCTCCTGGTCCGCCGCGATCATGGCGGCGGCCTCCTTGATGGCGGCGGGCATGGCGGCCGCGACGGCCTCCGACACCGCCTTGCAGATATCCTCCGGCTTCACGGCCTGTTCCTCCTGAACATTGGTGTTGGTGGGGTTGGAAGGGGCAGAGGGGTTCCTGACGCGCCAGCGGCCGTCGGATTCCAGCACCTCCAGGACGGCGCCCTTGGCTCCGGCCCTGGTGACGAAGTCGACGGACTGGATCCCGGCGAGGACCGGCACGACGCCGTCGGGCCCTATTTCCTCAACGGACCAGCCGTTGATCGACACGCCGATATCCGTCCACCGTTCGCGGATGATCCCGTTGACGGAGGGGTAGACCTTGATGTCGGCCTCCAGTGACCCGTCGGGCATGATCTCGGCCCCGGATTCGAAGACCCCGGCGAGGTCGCGCACTGAGCGTTCGGGGCGCTCCCAGTCCTCGGTCATCGTCTGGTGGTCGAAGAACATATGGGTGCCGGGCACGAATAGGGGCGCGGATTCGGCGAGGTTGGGGGCGGTGTACATGCCGGTGGATCCGCGTCCGGGCGCGATGATGCGGATGCGGTACCGTCCGGCGCCGTCGTCCTTCTCGCCCGGCTTCTTGGCCTCCAGCAGGGCGCTGCCCTGGTTGAGGCGGAAGTAGGTTCGCGTCATGTTTGTCCTCCCGGTGAACTAATATACAGCGCGGTGCATCAGGCGTTGGTCGTCTTGCCCTCGCCGTCGCGCGAGGAGTTCGTCCCGTCGGAAAGGGGCCCGACCCCCGTGTTGCCGTCCTCCTTGCCCTGGTCCTCCTCTTCGCCGCCGCCGTTGTTGAGCTGCGGCTGCGGAGCCGACAGGTCCTCCCAATCGGGCAGGGCCGACACCGGCTTGGCGTTCACGGGGGCGAAGCGGCGCAGGAACAGCTCGCGGGCCTCGACGCGGTGCAGGATGCCGTTCTGGAGGCCGAGCGTGACGACCTGGCCCCAGCGCTGAATGAGGTCGTTGGACAGGGGCGCCAGGTCCACCTCGGTCTTGAAGCCGGCGGCCCGCAGGACTCGTCGCACGAGGTCCTTGTGGACCTGCCTCCTGAGTTCCAGGGCCTTGAACGTGGGCTCCTCCAGGGCGGTCTCGGCGCCCTGTCGCCCCCCGGCGGAGCCGTCGGTGAGCAGCACGGACAGGGGCACGTCGAGGGCGGCGGCGACCATGGCGGCCAGGGGCGTCCCGGCGGAGAACTCGATCCCTGCCCCGGCTTTCGACACGGCCAGGAGGTCCTGGTCGGCGCCGAGCGAGGCGGTGGCCCCCGTGCCCTGGAGGGTGGACATCTTGTCGATGACCGCTTGCTGCTGGGCGGTGGTGGTGGACTTGACCTTGAAGGCGACGCGGGCGAGCGCCTTGGCCAGGACGTGCCCGGCCTCCAGGTACTCCTTGTAGGCCTGAGCCCAGTACACGGCGCCCATGAGGTCGGGCTTGCCCCACTGCTCCCCGGCGAGGCGGTTGACGCAGGCCACAACGAGCACGTCGGTCTTGTTGGTCTTGTAGCCGCCCTGGTCGACGACGTCGACGCGGGGCTTGCCGTCGAGGATGACCCACTCGGGGTCGGGGAGGGTGGCCCGTGAGGGGTCCTCCAGGGGAACGGGGGTGATGAGCAGGGCGTGGATGTCGGCCTCTTCGAGGGCGTCCTCGGCCCGGGCGATGCCCTGCACGCGGGTGATGGGCACGGGCGCCACATTCCCGCCGGGCGACACCCGGTAGATGACCATGCCGTCAGTGTTGAAGGCGGCCTCGTCGCGCACCCTGGCCTCCCGGCCCAGGAGAACCGGTTCGAGCCTCTCCTTGGCCCGCTTGGCGATCTTGCGGGGCTCGGGCACGTCCGTCCACATGTAGGCGTTGCGGATGTTGATGCCGCGCTTGACGATGGTGTTGTAGGTGGCCAGGCGTCGTGAGCGGATGGAGTGCTCCTTGATGACGCTCAGGGGCACGAGGTCGGATGCGCGTCCGGAGGGGTCGTACCAGCCGACGTCCTCCTCCTTCAGGAAGGAGGCCCGGGTCAGGGCGTCCGCCGTGTCGGAGAACGCCCGGGCGGCGGACTCCATGGCCGCTTCGATACGGCCGTCGGTTCCGAACCGCTCCAGCCACCGGATGACGCCCACGGCCCCTCCTTCTTTCCGCCTACCTGTTTTGTTCCTCGGCAATACTATCCCGTCACGCCGGGGCGAAGGACCAGGCCTCGTTGCCCCACTGGTCGACGAAGACGCCCTCGTTCGCCCGGGGCCCCCCGGTGGTGTCCAGGACGAGTTCGAGGATCGGGTCCTTGCCGCCGCCGTCGATGACCTCGGCGGGCATGGAGGCGTAGCAGATGGCGTCGATGGCGTCGGGCGAGGACTCGCCCCGCCGCTTGAGCGAGTCCTTGGACTCGATGAGCAGGGCGGTTCCGCGGTACTCGTACTTGATGGTGCGGAACTCGTCGTACAGGCCCCGCGTGCGCTCGTCGGAGGTGTCCTCCGGGGGGATGGCCAGGGCGCCCTCGTTGATGAGCTCGGAGACGGAGTCGTACATGGCGGCCCGGAAGTTGTACCACTTGAGCTTGTTGGGCGACGCGGCGTTGCCGACGATCCAGCGCACCAGGGTGCCCTCGGGCAGGTGGTTGTCGAGGACGGCCTGCACTCCCCGGCCCACGCCGACGGCGTCGATGCGGATCTCGTCGACACCGCCCAGCTCCTTGACCCGCTGTCCGATGAGCCGGGCGAGTTTGTTGCCGTCGTAGCCCTTGACCTTGTCGAGGATCGACACGCGCCCGCCCCGGTTGAGGGCGATGACGGAGTAGTCGCCGGTGATGGACAGGCCGACGTCGACGCCGAGCACCTTCCGGTCGTCGTGCTCCTCGAAGTCCGCGTACCCGTTCATGGACACGAGCACTCGTCCGAGGTTGAACAGGCCATCCTCGCCGACGTCGGGGAACTGGGCGAGGACCTTGGCCTGCCAGCGGGGGTCGGTCTCGCCCCAGCGAACCCGGGCGTCCTCGACCCATTCCTTCTGGAGGAGGTTGGTGCGGGCCCTCTCGGGCACGTCCTCGCCGGTGAAGTTGGGGGTGTCGAAGGCGGAGATGGTGATGAGGTTCCAGCGACGGTCCTCGGGGGCCTTCTTGGACTCCTCGCGCCAGACCTTGGCCATGTAGGAGTTCGGGTCGTCGGGGTTGGCGATGGCGAGGATGCGGGCGTTGGCGTTGGTGGTGATGGCTTCGACGGAGGTGAAGATCGACTCGGGCACGCCCCCGGCCTCATCGACGACGACGAGCACGTTGGTGGCGTGGATGCCCTGGAAGGTGGATTCGTCGTAGTCGGAGGGCTTGCGCCCGAACGCGGTGGGGGTCTTGTATCCGGGGAAGGTCCATGACGCCTTGGCCGTGATGTTACCGGGCATTCCGGCCTTCTGGCGGACTTCGTCGACGTAGCCCCACATGACGTTGGCGACCTGGTTCCAGGAGGGGGCGGTGGTGATGACGCGGGTCTCGGTGGGGGAGACGTCTTTGGTGTCGAGCCACCACCCGATCATGCGCGAGGCGAGGTAGGAGTTGTGGGTGGGCACCAGGTCCCGCCCCGTAAGGTACAGGTGCGAAGAACCCTCGACTTCGATGCACACGGTGGTTCCCCGCCCCGCGTATTCGCAGCTGGTGATAGTGCGCTGCGTGGGGCGGCTCGTGGTCGGCCCCGTGAAGGCGTCGCGCTTGCGAGGCAGGATGAAGGGCTCCCAGCCCACGGGGGTGAAGCTCATCCGCCAACGGGTGCTGGTCTGCCGACCGTAGAGTTTGGCGGGGTGTGGGTTGGCACGGACGCTGACGCCCAGCCCCCGGAGGAGTTCGACAAGCCCCTTGGCGAGCCGCTCGTTGCACAGGTCGATACTTACGGAGGCCCCATTCCCGCTGACAGTTCCGTCGGAATCGAGAAGACCCTGTACGACTTTGAGGCGGTACCACAGGGGGGCCCGCTGCACGCCGTCGGGGATGTGCTTGTCCTCCAGGACGCCGACATCCCGAAGCTTGAGCCTCAGCAGCCGCGGGGTTGCGACTCGTCCGTGCTCGCTGCCCTGCATGCGCGTCGGCAGGAGGGGGTGACCCGCCCGTTCGCACTCGGCGGCCAGGTGGTTCTCATCCCGCTCGTCGAACGTGATCGCCCCGGCTCCCCGGGTCCCGTCTCCAAGCCAGTAGCCGAGCAGATAGGGGTCGATGCCGGGGGCAGCCCCCGAGGATGTCAGGGGCTTGCAGGTGGGGACGCGCCAGGCGAGTTGGCCGCCGGCTGTGCGCAGGTGAGTGGCGATATGCTGGGTTTCGACGCGTTCGGTGGCGTCCCAATGGTCACGCCAGTCGGCGATCTTCCGGGGTCGACGGTTGAGGTGGACGGCCTGCCATTCGTGGGCGGCGTCGTATTCTCCAACAGCCCCGTCATTGAACTCGACGCGATAGTGGGGGCGGTCGCGCCATTCGACGCGCCGCAGGACCCGGGTGGGGCGGCCGTCCTCGTTGAAGACCCGGTCCCCGACACGGACGGTGCCGTAGGTCTTCCATCCGTCCGTAGTGAGCAGGGGCGTGTCCGCACTTGCGCCCTTGCCTGCGGAGTGACAAGAAGCCACCATCGTCCGCTTGTTCTCCACGACAGAGCGGACGATCTCCCGCTGCTTGGACCACAGGAACTCCCCCAGGCGCTCCTCCACCCAGGCCACCGGGTCCCTCGACAGGCGCTCCGCCCGGGCCCCCTCACCGAACGAGGCGGCGACGGCCCGAAAATCCAGAACAGGTGTCATGCGCTCACAGCTCCATGGGGGCGGTGGCCTCAAGGATCTCCGCGCTGGCCTGTGTGGCCTGCGCCAGCCACTCCTCGCGCTTGGCCTCCAGCTGCTCGCGCCCCGCCATGGTGAGCATGGGCCGCAGATGGGCCTCCATGGCCTCGACGACGGAGCGGGTGAAGGCGACGATGATGTTGACCTGCCGCTCCTCGATGACCCGCACCTCGGTCTGGATGCGGGTCTTCTTCAGACCCATGAGGTCCGACACCTGGTCGATGGCCTTGAGGATCGAGTCGAAGTACTTGGGGTCGCCTTCCGGGTTGGCCAGAAGCGCGGACTGCACGCGGGCGTCGAGCATGCCCAGAATCCGGTCGAGCCGGGCCAGCTGCTTCATGAGGCGGGCGTGCTCGGAGAGCATGGCCTGCCCCGTGTAGTACTCCTCCTCGATGCGGAAGACCTGGGCCTCGCTCAGCCCCGCCTGGTGGGCGACGTCGCCCCGGGTGCCGCCCTTGAGGAGGGCGCCCACGACCAGGTCCCTCTTGGCCTCGTCGACCTGCCCGTCGGTCACGCTCCTGCGGGCCACGACGCCCTCGGTGGGGGGCGGTGCGTCGACGATGCGCTTAAGAGCGCCCCGCCCGCTCGATGGCGTCTTCGCGGGCCTGAACTGCGACCCGGTCCGCCGTGGCCTGGAGCTCGGTGAGGAATCCACTAAGCCTTTCGTCATCCACTCTTCCCTTCCAGTAAACCCCGGCGATGAGGCCGAGGGCGAGTCCTGTGAGCAGCGCTATGATCGCGACGGCGGCGAGCATCAGGAGGAGCCCTTCATGACGGCGCGGCGAAGGTACGCGATCTGCTCCTCGGTGAGATACGCGCCCAGATCGAAACTTCCCGCGCGAACCTTGTCGGCTGTGATGGTGCCGATATGGAGCCGGGGGTCGTCCGGTAGCAGCGTGTCGACCCGAACCTCGTTGATGTCCCATCCCATGCCCCGAGTATAGAACAACCCCCGGCACCGTCCGCTGGTGCCGGGGGCTGGGGTGTATGCCGTCTCCCGAGGAGATACTCCCACCCCGTCGGGCGTCTGTCAAGCCGTCACATGGCGAACCCGAACCGGTTGGCCCAGGCCTGCAACCCCTCGTCGGTGTCGAGCGAGGGCTCGTCATACTCCTGCGGCGGGGCGACGGCGTCGGGCTGGATGATCACGATCTCCTCGACATCCCCCTCCTGCGGCGAGGGGGCGGATGGTGCGGACGGCTGGTTGGGCGCGGGGGCCTCGATCGCGATCCTCTCGCCGTCGGGGGTGATCGTCCCCTCGCGCCGGGCCTGCGCCTCATCGGGGTGCTCGTCGGCGCCGGTGAGGACGTCGCGCAGGATGGCGGTGACGTCGAGGTCCTCGAAGTACTCGGTCAGGGCCAGAAGGTCCTCAAGGTCGATCATGCCCTGGCTGAGGTGTCGGGGCAGGCGGCCCACGGACTCGTACCCCAGAACCCTGCCCGACTCCCTGACCGAGATGCCGTGATCGAGGATGAACTCGCGCAGAAGGGTCTTGACCCGCCGGACCTGGTCCTGGCGACGCAGGGTGTTCTCCGAGACCTCCCCGTGGGCGATCTGCGACCTGCGCTCCCTGGCCCTGGCAAGGATCTCATCGCGCTTCTCGTCTCGCTTGCTCATGTTCCGTCTTCCTCTCTTCCGGGCCCGTTCCGTCCCGGACCTCGGTCTCAGTATACTATGCCGCTCTATTCTCTGCAAACGAGGGCCCCCGGTGTCGTAGACGGTCGACACCGGGGGCGTGCGGGGGAAGAGAGATGAGAAGCCCGCCGGGCAAGCGTACTACACCTTCAGCCCGGCCACGAGGTCGGCGCGCGACGTGATGCACCCGGCCGCCCCCTTGCGGGTCCCCTCCGCCGCCTGGGCGGCTGTGGCGGGGATGTGGGCGATGACCGGCTTGCCGGTGGCCACCAGCGGCGCCCACACGTCGTCGGCGGCGTCCCACTCCATCGACAGGAAGTCCAGGTTCATCCCCGCTGCGAAGTCCGGGTACCAGTTCTGACCGCGGTTGCGGGTGTAGGCGTACCCCCAGGTGGTCCACCCGGCCTGCTTGACCTTGGCGAACAGCCAGCCGGAGTCGGCGAACGCCTTGATGACGACACGGTCCTTGTACGGCGCCAGCAGGGCCAGGTACTCGTCCGACCGGGCCATCTCCGTCTTGGGGTCGAAGATGGTCACGTGCGTGCCGCCGTAGGCCGCCAGGTAGTCCTTCAGGGTCACCGGCACGGCCTCGGGGCGAGCGGCGAAGGCCGCCTGGACCTGAGCCCAGGTCATGTCCCGAATGGGCGTTGACGGGCCCCCCAAACGCTCCAGGGTGGAGTCGTGCGAGGCGAACCACACCCCGTCCGAAGTCCTGTGGCAGGAGATCTCCAGGGCGTCGACACCGCACTCAACCGCCCGGGTGTACGCGGCCATCGTGTGCTCCACGACATCCCCCGCCTCGCTCATGCCCCGGTGCCCGACAACGATCCCCTTGCGCTCCTTCAGCGCCGAGGTGGACCGGGCCCCGTAGGGCATGATCGACACCCCCGCCCGGGTCTGCTCCCCGCCGAACCACAGGGGCACCGTCGTCCCGTCGAGGTCCTCGCCCCCACCGGCGGCCCGGGCCACCAGACCCACCTGCGCCCAGGCGGCCGGGGGGTTCGCCGCCGCGCCGTCCGGCGGCCAGTCCGCCCCTCCCAGCACGACGCGCACCGCCGACCAGGATTCTATGGTCGACACGTCCGCCAGCCCGTCGGCGACGACGGCCCCGCCCTCAAGGGTCCAGGCCGCCATCCTGTTGTCCTTGGTGCCGTGGGCGGCCGACACGAGCAGCCGGGCCGTCGCGCCCGCCGGGGCCGCGCCCAGAGCCGCGCTCCACTGCCCGACGGCCGCCCTGTCGGCGTCGACACCGGCCAGGACGACGAGCACGGCCCTCTGCCTGGCGGTCCACGCCTTGGTCCTGACCCACCACTCCACGCCGCGGGTGTCGGTGGCCCCCGTCACCTTCCGCGTGGCCACGTACCCGGAGCGGTTGGTGCCCCCGATCTGCGGTTGCCACGTCCCCGTCCAGCCCTCGGGAATGGGCGAGGGCGTCGGGTCGGCCTGGAGCTGGGCGGCCATGATGAGCACGGCCAAGTCGCCGGGCTCACTGGTGGCGGTGAGGGGGTCGCCGACACCGGCCTGGGCCCGGCCCACGGCCGAGGAGCGCACTACGACGCCCCCTTCGAGGGCGGCCCGCTCCCGCAGCACCATGGTCCCGGATCTGGCCCCCGCGGGGGCATGCTCGCCGGTGCGCAGGGTGATGACGGTGCCCGTCCCGGTGAGGGCGGGCAGGAGCCCGCGGATGGCGTCGGTCTCGGCCCTGAGGGCGAACCTCCTGTCGGCTCCGCCCCGCGAGTAGACCTCGTACGCGGTCATGGCTCCTCTCCGTTCGTATATTCATACGGACGCCGGGGGCTTTTATTCACCCCCGGCGTCCTCGTGTCAGCCCTCGGAGCCGGGGTCGTAGACGTGCGCCAGGGCCAGGATGTTGGCGAGGGCCCCGGCGGCCTGGGCGGCGGCCTCGGCCCACTGGCGGGCGTCGTCGGCGGTCCAGAACCCGAATGCGGCCCCGACGGCGAGGGCGGCCGCCACGAGGGCGTAGACGGCCTTGCGCTGGGGGGCGGTGATGGTGATGGCCTTGTGGTTGGCCACTGGTTCCTCCTGGGTGGGGTGAGCGGATGGACGGGGGACTACCACAGTCTACCCGTGCCCGCCGTCGACACGTTCAGCGCCCGCTGGAGGGCCATCACCGTGGCCGGACCGTCGACGCCGTCGATCCAGTCGCCGAAGTCCCACCCGTCGGGCACGTACTCCCGGTGCCAGGCCCACACGAGGAACTGGAACGCCTTCCAGGTGCGCTCGCCGTCGATGCCGTCGACCTCCAGGCACCCCGTGCCGATGAGGTTGGTCAGGTGGGCGGAGCCGACGGCGTCGTTGAGGAACCGCTGGAACGCCTCGATGCAGGCGGACCCGTCGTCGTCGAGGACGCCGTCGATGGGCGTGCCCATGACCTGCTGGAAGCGGGCGATGGTCCTCGACCCCCACTCGCCGTCGACGGCGAGCAGCTCCTGGCCGTCGGGGGCCATGGGTCGTGCAGGGGCCGGTGCGACGGGCGCAGCGGAGCGGGTCACGACAGGGCCGCCGGAGGGGGCCAGCGCTCGCAGGGCCGCCTCGGAGGCGTGCCACACGTTCAGATCCAGGTCGCCCCCGTAGCCGGGCACCCGCCCCGTGCCCGTGTACTGGTGCATGCGCCCCTCGGTGCCCCAGGAGCCGTCCGTCCAGGGCGAGGCGTCCCACCCCGTGGGCTCCTCGTCGGCGTACTGCGCCACCCACGGCACGCACCCGTAGTCCTGGGCGACCTGCCACGGGTAGCTCGACGCGGAGGCGTACAGGAGGACGGGCTTGCCCGTGGCCGACTGCACCTTGCCGACGATGATCGACAGGTACGCCTGGTTCCCCCAGGCCGAGTTCTCGATCGACTCCCAGTCGATGGCGTAGAAGACGTCGTCGGCATGACCAGTCGCCTTGACAGCGTCGAGGAACCTGTTCGCCTCCGCGAGGGCGTCGTCGGCGTTGCCGTTGTCCCCGCCCCCGACGTAGTGGTACACACCGGTGGGCCGCCCCAGGGCCACGGAGGCGCTGATCTGCTCGACGCGGTTCGGGTTGGTGGTGGCGTAGGCCCCGGCGTCCTGCGTCACCTTCACGATGACGAAGTCGGGGTTGACGGCCGCCAGGTCGATGCCCGCCTGCCACTTGGAGATGTCGACACCGAGCAGCGGCCCCGGCTTGCCGTTGGAAGGGGAGGGGGCGGATGAGGAGGAGGCGGAGGGCGGGGCGGGGGCCGGGGTTGCTTCCGCGCCCGCGTACCGGTGGCAGGACGTCCACGCGCCCCGCTGCGTGTAGATATGCGCCGAGTAGGATACGAGCCGGGTCTCCGAGCCCGTCTGGTCGCCGACGGCCCCGCCGGTGATCTCCCCGCGCTCGTCGATCCACGCCTCCGCCAGGACAGGGTTAGTCGGATTGTCGTCGACGACCATGGCCACGTGCCCGACACCCCCCTCGTCCTTCGAGGACAGGACCACGTCGCCCTTCCGGAAACCGCCGTCGGGCGTCATGGCCGAGTCGTCCCAGTGGACCTCCCGCCAGCCCCGCGCCTCCAGTTCGGCCCTCATCGACCCCGTCCACGTGGACGCCGGAAGCAGACGGGGGTCGCCGTCCCCCGCGTCCGCGGGCACGACACCCGCCGCCCGCAGCCCCAGGTTGCACGCGGCCGCGACCATGGCCGAGCAGTCCGAGTCCACGGCCCCGGTCAGCCGCGGGGTGCTGATGTAGGAGAAGTCCCGGATCTCCTCCCGGGTGTCCTGGTCGTACCCGACACCCCCCTTCTCATCGGTGGCGCACCAGTACGCCATCCTCGCCGCGGCCTCGTCCCCGACAACACTCACGTCGCTGTTCTCCTCGTTCGTTGGTTCGTGTTACGGCCTGACGGGCAGCGCAGTCGACAGGGCCCCCGGAGCGGCCTCCTTCGCCTCCATGATCCAGCCCTCGATCACCAGCCCCGCCGCCTTCGACGCCGCCTTGGCGGCCTCGACATGCGCCGCCGTCGTCATGCCCGCCCACCACAGCCCCGGCCCCTCCGGGTGGTTCCTGATGGCCGCCAGCACCTCCGGCTTGGAGGTGTCGTTGGACCGGCAGGCGATCATGTCCACGGCCTTCAGGGCGCTGATGTCCTCGGCGGTCCACGGCCCCGACGGCTTGTACGCCAGACGGGGCAGCACCCTCAGCGCCGCATCCGCCTTCGCCTTCTCCCTGGCCGCGTTCAGCGTCCCGTTGGTGGCGACGATGACCTGCTTCGCGGCGTTGGCCCCGTAGCGGGCCAGCAGGAACTCCATCATCCTGCGGTCGTACACCCAGTAGTCCGCGATGATGTCGTTCGACGTGTCCATGCACTCCACGATGATCGGCGTGCGCGCCGGGGCGGCGTCCAGGATGTCGAGCGCCTCGCCCAGGGTGGCCACCACCCCGTTGACGTCCTCGACGGCCTTGAGCTGCGGAACCGTGGACTGGTTGATGCGCACGGCCGCACCGCCACCCTTCGGGGTGATGGACGACACCGTGGACGTCACGAACCTGTCCGCGCCCTCGTCCTTGCTCATGCGCACCGGCAGGGCCGCCGACCCCCGCAGGGCTGCGCCGCCCCCCTCCGGCAGCTGCGACAGGGCCCCCTGGAGGGCGATGGCCGACAGCGCCCCCCACTTCACGCCCCAGCGCGCGTCGCGCACGTCGGCCATCGCCCCCATGGGGCGGGCGGGCGGCGGAGGGGCGGGGGCCGGGCGGACGACGACGGGCCCCTTGGCGATGATCCACTCGCGCAGAGCGACGACACCCTCGATGATCCTGTCCGCCAGCTCGACGCCGAAGGCCTGCGCCCCGGCCACGTTCACGTGCGTCTCGTCGCCCATGAGCCACAGCGCCCGGGTCCCGCTGGCGGGGGTCTTGCCGACGGCCCCCCGCCCCGACAGCACGGCCGTCCTCCTCGACACCGGCGCCGACGGCAGGAACGACGCCAGGTAGGGGTCGGCGGCGTCGGGGTTCACGCTCGGGACCCATGACGCCTCCGTCACCTCGTAGTTGACGCCCTCGTAGCAGATGACCTCGCCCCGCCCCCAGTGCCGGTTGGGCCCCGTCGTCGGGTCCCACCTGGTGGCCGGGCTGACCGCGACGCCGAGCCAGTCGCTGAACCAGACGCCGTTGTCAGCGCCTCCTGAGGCGCTGACACCGTCGAGGACGGCCTTGGCGTTCTTGTGCGAGGAGCCCGCGTAGGTGCGGTACTCAGAGGTGGGCTGGGGCCCGACGACGATGATCGGCAGGGCGGGGGCCCGGTTGCGAACGCGCTCGACAAGGGCCTTGACGGACTGGCTGATGGCCCTGGGGCCGGAGGCGGGGTCGGAGGGGACGGGCGGCTGGTCGATCGCCCAGTTGTCGTTCACGGAGCCGACGACGACGAGCAGGGACGGGTGGGCGTCGAGGACGGCGTCGACACGGGCGGGGGCGCTGAAGAACCCGGTTCCGTTCGCCGGGGACGGGGTCCGGGCCCACCCCGTGGAGCCCTGCCCGCTGACGGCGGCCGCGACACCGAGCCGCTTGGCGGCGATCTGGGGCATGGTCGCCTCCTCCGGAGTCCCTCCGGGGCCCCCGGCCCCGGCGGTGCACCAGGAATCGCCGATGAACCCGACGACCACGGTCGAGGGGGTGTTCGGCCCCCCGAGCCGGGGCAGCATGTTCGCCAGCACCAGCTGGGCGCGCACCTGCTCCTTCAGGGCTCCGATCTCGGCCCCCTGGGCGATCTGCGCGCTGGTGAGCGCCCCGACATCGGCCTTGGGGGCGAAGCGGTTGTCGGCGCCCCTCTTCGAGTACATGTCGTAGGTCGTCATGGTCGGGGGCCGTCCTCGTTCGTTGTCGTCATGGCGGGTGGGGCTCCTTCAGTTGACGACGACGATGCTGTCGTTGCCGGGGGCGGGGTCGAGGGTGAGGACGTCGGGATTGTCGGGGTCGTCAGGTGTGATGGTCAGCCCGGGTGCTGGTTGGGGCGCGGGGGGCCCCGGCGTCGCCGCACCGCCCTCGGCGAGCTGGAGCACGACGGGGTTGTCGTTTCCGGGGGCCGGGGCCGTGAGGGCCGCCGTGTACGCCTTGCCGCCCGCCAGGAGGGTCGCCGTGACGACGTCGCCCTCGTGGGCGGGGATGTCGATGTACGGGTCGGTGCGGCTCTCAGGGGGCAGCCGGAAGGGGCTGTGGGCGCTGGTGCGCATCGACACGCCCTGCGGGCCGGGGGCGGGGAAGAGGAAGGCCGGGGGGTTGTTGGCGGGCGTGTACCGGCCTTCGTAGGCGATCGACACCGGGCCGTCGATTCGCGGGGCCGGGTCGGCGGCCTCGACACGGAGGGTGAGCAGGGCGCCCGCGGGCAGGGGCGGCGAGGGGGCCGGGCTCGGCGGCTTGATGGTGATCCGCATATGAGGAGGGTATCACGGGGTTCGACACCCCCTCTTCCCGTCCCCGCTTCCTTCTTATCACCGCGCGCGGGCGTGCGTACGCGGGCGCGCGATTATAGCCGGGGTTGGCGGGCTGTCAAGGGGCTTGTCGACACCGCCCCGGTTGTTCGACACCCCCTCCTGCGGGTCGGGGCATTGGGAGGGGCGCGGAAGGGCCGAGGGCCGGGCTGTGACTGGCGGGAGTCTTGAGGCGGAAGAGGAGGAAGGGGTTCGCACAGTAAATAAAGAAGTTATGAGCGCTCGGGCCCCGGAGGGGAGTTCGACACCCCCTCTTCCCTTTTGAGGGGAGGAGGAACTGGTAGGGCATCGTCACACGAGCAACAGGGGCATCTGTCTTCGGAAAACCATAATTCTTGGGGGTGGTTGGTGATGTTTGATGATGTGGAGTCACATGCGTAACAGGTTTGGGGTGGCGAGGGCGGATCGGGGGATGCATACAAAAATGTGACGAAGGTAACGTGATTGAGGCTGTCCACGATGTGGATGATTTTTTCTGCTCTGGGCTTAGATGTCTGATGTCTTGTCAGTAGACTGCCTACATACCGCGTTGAGACAGGAGTAGGGCGAAGTGGGTTATAGGACCGAAGACCTAGGTGCTGGTGTGACTAAAGAGGCTGGAGAGGCGTTTTTAGTACTCGTGACCTGGAACACGTTTATACAGCCATGGATAAAATCGTGCATAAACATTTGGAAACACTCTTCAGGTGAGGGGCGACGGTTTTGACAGCATGATGCGTACTCTGCTAGGCGAGTAGGGAAGTCGGGGGTTAAGGGGCGCAGGGTGCGGGGAAAGATGAGCGACCTCACACCCGCGTGCCACGCCCCGTCTCAGAGAGCATCCGATTTCGCCTTCGCGCGTCTGCGACGCACGTCACATTGATTTCTCCCTGCGCGCGCACTAGAATACCCCGCTCAAAAATCCCCCGGTATGTAGACGGTCTGCTAAGTAAATTGTCATAACGGTACTTATCAGCATCTTTCCCTACGGTGCCAACGAAAGATCCCCGTGGGCGGAACGCAGCTCTCCCCGCAAATCGAAACGATGGGGCACTCCCACCAATTTGTTGCCTTGCCCACACACGCTGTGTCAAGACACATGACTCACCGCACAGAAACTCACCCTAGTCAAATCTCCCTATGTGTGCTATCACGCGCGCGTGCACGTATGCGTGCGCTCACCCAGATACGCACATGTACCCCTAGGGCTCGCTGTGAGCCACGCTGGCGGCCTATCGGGCATGCCCCGGTGTAACGGCCTAGGGGTAGGGGTATGGGCCGCTCTGGGCCCCGTAGAAGCACGATTCGCTCTTGTACTGATACAAACCGCGCAGCTGGGCGATAATGATTCTCGTCTAGTGAGTATCAATCCCGTGCCAGCATATGCGTAAAAGCGTGTCAAATATTGTGAATTGTGGCCTGGGTCACACCCAAATATAGTGAACCGTGGCCTGCATCACAGTCAGGTATTGGATAGAGAATAGTAAACCGAGACCTACGTCACATTTGGCCTTGAATAGAAAATAGTGAACGCACGTATAAAGAATTATGCTTCACTAATTTCTGTCTTTCTTAATCTCTATCATCATAATCATCTATCATCATAATCATCTATCAATCATCATCATCATCATCATCTAATCACATCAAAAACTTTATGCATCTAATCGTATATTTATACGTATGGCACAGATCACAAACCATCTTTTCCGGGACGATTTTTCTCTACTTTCTATCCATCGCCTACCCCATTTTCCATACCCCCACGCGAGATTGCTACTCACACATACACATAACACCGTTATGTGCAATACCTCCCCCGTATGACCTTCGTCTCATTTCCCATAGCATACTCTTCCCGTCATGTCAACCACCTATCCTATGTCTCCTACCTCACACTCCTCATCCCCGAGGATGATACGCTTGACGTAGCGTATCCACCCACGTACTACGTCACGCATACCATGTTTCGGCTACCCGAAACTTTTCCTCTCCCCCACCCAACCCACCAATCCATCTTCGGGACCTTAGTCCCTTGCCCTACCCCTCAATCTATGCATAACCGCTTCTATGTGTCCTACGTCATACCCCGTCCTGCGCTGGCGAGACGCGCGTGCGACGCAGGAGCACGCAAGGCAGCCAAGCGCTTGTCGACTCCCGCCTCATTTCCCTACTCACCTGTTTCACGTGAAACATAGGAGGATCATCCCCGGCCCGTGTCATGCCCGCGCAGTGAGCGGGGTTTGTCAGTACATTCGCCCCGCCTACCCCCAACTCAAAATGAGACGCAGAACACACTACTTTCCCCGCCCTATCCCTTGACTCACCCTCACCCAGAGAGTACATTTATACCCGTCAGAAGGAAACGACGACCGAGAGGAACCGATCATGAACCTCACCCCGACCGCCCGGGCCATCCGGACGGAGATCATCGCCCGCCCGGGCACCCTGTTCACCCGCATGCGGTCCTACAGGGACCTGAACCCCGGTGCTCCCCTCACCATTGACCCGTACGGAGACGCGGCCCACCTGGTCGCCGCCCTGCGCGCCCAGGCCGATACCCCGGCCGACGCCGACGCCGTCCTCGCACAGATCGTCGCGGGCCTGCCCCGCTCCGCCATGGATGACCTGAACGTCAGCCGTGAGGCCCTCCGTGAGGCCCTCCGTGAGGCCGAGCCCGCCCAGCCGATCTATGAGTGGTGACCCACGGTCGCCACAGCCCGGACGGTCCGCCCCACTACCCCGGGGCGGAGCGGTTCGATTCCGCTCACGGGCGCGATGACAACTCAACAGTGCTGGAGCGCCGCGCAGGAGGATGAGTCCTTTGCCTCTGCCGACTCCCGCCGACCGGCGGGCAGTCTCCCCGAGTTTGAACTCCAAACTCAAAGAGACGCAGAACACAGATTCAAGGCTTGACCAACCCAAGCGAGCGCGCTAGACTAGAGTCATCACAAGGGAGGAAGAGAGAAGCGGAACCCCACCGACCATCTCATCCTTACCCCGGGAAGATTGAGAACTAAATAGTCGTCCTCACGTAATAGACGGTTAAAAGTGAGGGCGAGCGGCCGGTAGGCCAGTTGCAGTCCGTGCCATAAGGTCATGAGGACGCCCCATTAGTGCCGACGATGTGTTGCCCGCTCCCCACGGGAGCGAGTCAACTTCCCGTCGGCCGGGACGAACCGAAATGATTTTTAGGTGTACAACTAACGGATATAAGACGAAGCATACGGCCGGGTAAACGGAAGCGCGGGGTTCAGAGCCCCGCCAGCGCACCGCAGTGCGCGAGACCATGCCTTCAAAAGCATACCCGGCGCGGGACCATCCCCACCAATCCATCTCCCTGAACCGGAAGGAACCGAAAATGAAGACCACTATCTATAACTACCCCGCCAAGTACCGCGACGGGCTGGCCCGGCTGAGGACCGCCATGGGGCGCCACGCCCCGGTGCTCGCTCGTCCCGGGAGCATCGTGCTCTCCCGGGACGACTCTGGCGAGCCCGTCCTGAGGCTGG